ATGTAACTTTGAATGATACGTTAAGTGTAGGTGGTCGCGTAGATGTAGTCAGTGACGTGAGCTTGAACGCATCGCTCGGCGTGGTTGGGGATGTACACGTTCAAGGTGATGTAACTTTGAATGATACTTTAAGTGTAGGTGGTCGCGTAGATGTAGTCAGTGACGTGAGCTTGAACGCATCGCTCGGCGTGGTTGGGGATGTAGACGTTCAAGGTGATGTAACTTTGAATGATACTTTAAGTGTAGGTGGTCGCGTAGATGTGGTTGGAGATGTCAGTTTAAATTCATCTTTACACGTTTCGAAGAGGTTAGAAGTAGATGGTATTTCTACTTTTAACGGAACAGTGAATATCGATGGGTCGTTGAATGTATCCGAGTCTTCTTTCACGTACACCAAGACCACTATCAATAGCGTGAACTTGGATGTAAGTGATAATATAATAAAAATAAATGTGAAAGACGTCGAAGAAAATCAAACAACCAACTTGCCTTCGGGTATTATGGTTCAAGATATAAGCGAAAATATTTATTTTGGTTACAGTGGTAGAAAAGATGGACAAGAACATTCCGATAAATTCGTCATTACAAAAACCGATTACGATGAAAGTTTACAATCGGATATTTCTCTTTCGTACGATAAGTCGATTGATGTTTTTTTGAATGGTTCATTAGATGTGAGTGGAAATGTAGTCATTGCGGGGTCTCTTGAAGCACAGTCGATGGTTGGGTTCGAATATCAAGTCGTGGGAGAAACAAACGACTTAATCCAAGGAGAATACCCATTTGCGTATGGGGCAGGTGCTTACGACCAAGATGGTCATTTTGGTTATCCAATTATGATACAAAGTAAAATAGTAAAAGTTGGATTGTTATTGAGTGACTTGTCTATGTCAACATCCCCTTATGATGCCAGTATTAACAACGTTGATTTTGATATCAATGGTACAACTGTATCGTTTACTTGGGAAGAAGATTTAAGTGGATATTGTAAAAAAATAACGAATGTATATCCTACCAAAGTGGTCGATATTGCCTTTTCAGAAGGGGATAGTGTAAATATAGAATGTTCGAGTTTAGTACTCAATAATTTCCCAGATAGATACGATGTTACAGCAGTCGAGAAAGCAAGAATTATATTGAAGTTTATAACTACTTAATATCTAATTGTTTTGTCAAATAATCAATCGTTAATATTTTAATTTGTATTTTTGTCTCCAAATTTGAAATAATTTCTCTTTGTTGTTTTACAATCTCTTTTAATTCCATTACTTCTCTGTAATAATTGGATTTATTATGATTTAAACTTAAAATCAAATTATTGTGTTTTGCGGTTTTTATATGCGCGCTAAATTTAGCCCGACTATTGTATGTTTGGTTTTCTCTTGTAGCACAAGGACACTTAAAGCAAAACCCATTATAAAACGAAGGTATATAATCAACATAATCTCCTTTTTCATCCATATTTGGGCAATACGTATCAGGCGTAAGTGTTAAATCCATAGTTATTATATTCATAATATTTATTTACAATCAATTTTTATCCAATTGGAAAGAAATAAATCTTTCAAATCTTTTACCAAAGATTGTCCAAACCAAACCGACGGATAACAAACTATTTTATCATTGTGTTCATTCAAATAAGCGCCCCACCAACTAAATGAACTATTGGCAATAATATTATGATTACAACAACTCATATATATAAGTTGTTCCCAATCACATAATTCAAATCCTACACTTACAAACATACATTCTGTATAATCTTTGCGCAATTGTTGTATTATATGTTCTACGTGTTCTTTGTCTTCTTCTTCACAAAAATAATAAACATTCCGTTGTGTATAACTAAATTGTTTAAGGGCGTTTTTATAATACATATAAGGTAATATCGGGTGACAATGTTGAATATGTTTATAATCCCCTAACCGAAAATGTATAGATATGGATTCTTTTAATTCTTCTTGAGATTTTCCTATTTTTTTTAGCAAAGTTGTTTTCATTTTTTCTATACCGATCATAGTGTTTATTTTTTCTTTATGTTCATCGAAATATTTATAACTTTGAAAATATCCATATAACATACAATCATTTGTTTTGGGTATTTCTTCATAAGTAAAGTCTTTTTCACGGTATATTTTCATATTAGAAGAAAAAGAATGGATTAAAAAGGGACGCAAACGTAAAAAAAATGAATCCCAAAAAGTAAACCGATTGCCTAATTTTTGTACATTCAAAAAGTTAAATTTCATATGATGTTGTATAGCATACGATAAAGTTGTATATATTTCAAATAGTTGATTGCCTAAACCTCCCATAAGATGACAACTAATCATTATAGTTATGGATTGAAAAATAAGTATAATGATTATACGCATTACACATTATCGGATATATCTGAAAATTCTATATTATTAGGAAAATATGTAGGTCTGTTTGTTTCAATGTGTTCTATATTTATGTTACTTTCTCTACTATTCACGGTCGAATCTTCTTCTTCATTTATTTGTTCGCCATGATTTACCAAATCAATATTTTTGAAATACGATTGTTCTATTTTCATAATATGAATTAAGTTTTTGTGCGACATTTTCAAATATTTTCTACGAATGTCTGGATAAATACTTGTTTCTAGTTTTTCTAAAGCGTCATTGTATTCAAATAATATTTCTTTATTTATATTGGTATGATTTCTACATTTATTTAAAGTATTGGTTAATAAAGACGACGATTGAATAAGTGTCTCCATTTGTTCAGGAAATTTTTTGAATTTGATAAGCGCGGATATAGACGCAATCACAGAAGATAACGCAATGGGTATCAAGGCAACAATATCATTATCCCATTTCATCTTTATTTTAATAGACTCAAACATACCATTCATTAAAGACAATACAATAATACATTTGTTCCAATCATCATTGTCTTTTTTAAGTTGTTCGTGCGCTAAACTTAACGCGTCTCTTTTTGCTTTTAAGTCGTTGATTACTTCTTTAATTGTTGATTTTTCCATATTATATAAATATAAATTAAAAATATCATTTTATAAAATACAATGAATGTGGATTATACGTTTATAATCAACTTGAAACACCGAAAAGATAGAAAAAAGAAAATGACAAAACAACTACAAAACGCACATATACATAAATACGAATTTTTCAAAGCGATACAACCTAGTCCCCAAGATATACAAAAATGGAATACCAAATTTCTGGAACCCATTCCGGATTGGTTTAAATTAACAGGTGGTGATGAAATGAAATACAAAATAGGGTCTTTAGGGTGTATGTTGAGTCATATAGAAGTCATTAAATTATCTTTAGAACGTAATTACGACCGAGTATTGATATTAGAAGACGATACCGAATTTGAATTGGGAGACAAACACGGATTCACTCATTTAAACGACGAAATAAATGACTTATCATTTGGGCTCTTTTATTTAGCAGGAAATCACCGTGGCTCTAAAATAGAAAAAGTAAAACATAATGTTCTTCGTGTTCAAGGAACGTATACTACAGGAAGCTATATTATAGATAAAAGTGCTATGTTATATATAGTTCAAGCAATCCAAGGATTTACACGAGAAGTCGATGTGTTTTATGCGAATGTTATACAGAAAATGTTCCCGTGTTATTGTATATATCCACATATGACAAAACAAGCCGAAGGATATAGCGATATTGTTCAAAAAAATGTGTCATATAATTTAAATCTTATCTGAAAAAATATGATTCGAATTTATATTCAATATATTTTCCTTATAAATAGGGTCTAAATAATATCCTATTGCGTGATCTTCAATATATTTTTGTTCGATATGCGTTTTCTTTGAAATTAAACATTCGACGGCTTGTTTTGATAAAAAATAAAATCGTCCGTTTGCGTATGTGGTTGCTTCTAATAAAAGACGTTCGGGTAAACAGTTGTGTACTTTCCAATATTGCGAATAATGGTCTTTATGTATAGTGACCATATGCCCACCATAATGAATACAAGGTTGTTTATGTTCTAATACATTTATAAAAACATTGAAGAAGTTTTCTTTTATAAGCATTTGGTCGTCGTCGGTTTTAAAAATATATTTGTATTGGAAATGTGTGTTTACACCTTTTAAAGTTGTAATTATTTTAGATGGAAGACTATTATAATCATCTAAAGTATTACAATAAATAATGTGTTCTTTCTCGTCTACAGAAATATCTTGTTTATTACATTTTTCTTTATTTCCAATAATATGATAATAATTCATATTGGGAGGTATGTTTTTTAGCCATGTATTTTTTTGTAGAAGTGCTTTGTTTCTATATTGTTCGCAATTTAATATTAAAAGTAAATAATCCATTATATGTAATTCTTATTTTTCATATTTAAATACATTTATCTTTATTTAATTAAATATGAAAGGATTTTATATAAATTTAGACCAACGTAAAGATAGGATGGACCACATAGAACATTTAAAACAAACCTATCCATTTTTTTCAAATGTGGAAAGAATGAACGCATTTCAACATAAACGCGGTGATATTGGTTGTGGTTTGTCTCATATAAAATGTTTAAAAACACTAAAAAAGGAAAATGAACCCTATTATATGATATTAGAAGATGATTTTCAAATATTGAATCCCGTCAATTTTGCAGAGTTTGAAACACAATTTGACAAAATAAAAAACTTAAATTGGGATGTGATTGTTTTGACGCCACGTGGAAACAAAACACAAAATAATTATTATGAACATTTTCATAGAATAAACAATCATCAAACCGCGTCTGGTTATATTGTGAAACATCATATGTTGGATATCCTGGAAGACTTGTTTACAAATGGCGTGAGACAATTATTAAAAAACAACGACCCTAATATTTGGTCGATTGACCAAGTTTGGAAACCAAATCAAAACGAAAAAGTGTTTCTTTATTACAAGGATATTTTTGGGGGTCAAGTGCCAGGTTTCTCTGACATAGAAAAAAAAGTAGTAGATTATAATCCACGTTTTTTACAACAAACTTAAAAATTTTCTTTGGAATAACCAATTATAGCACACCCAATCCTTTTTCCTGCGTTGCCTGTTTTTAAACTTTCTTTATTGTTTCCTTGTCCACAATCATCTGGGTCAGCGTGAATAATTAAACCACGACCAAGTATATTCGATTTAGTCCCACGAAGTTTAATATGTGAATCATAAAACGTATATTTTGCTTCTCCTTTTGCGTTGGTTTTTATATTTCCTAAATCACCAACGTGTCTTATTTTACTATGTGGACCTCCGTGGTGATTATGATATGGGTTAAAATGTGCGCACATAGAATCGCATGTATCGGTCAAATCACCTGCTTCGTGAACGTGAAATCCGTGTAAAGCATTTTTATCGAGACCACTAAGAAATAATTCTATTTTCACTTCATTGTTTTCTTCTGTAAATTTTACAATTCCATAAGTATCAAATACCGCAATTGCCTTTATCATTATTATTATATTATATAATAATATATGTCTTTTAATTGTATATTTGTATGCGTATTTAATAATGAAAAATATGTAGATATGGTTTTCATTCTTTTAGAAAGTATTTTTATCTATGGTAATTTAGATGAAAATACAGATATATTACTTTATACAACTACACCATTTATGAATAAGATTAAAGAAAGTCATTTATATAATGATAAAATAAAATTTGAAATAAATGATACGTATAATAATCTCGATAAAGCATGTAAAGCAAGGTTGGATTTATTTAATTTACCTTCTATAAAAAATTATAATAAAATGCTTTATTTAGATACTGATATTATTATAAAAGATGATATGAATAAAGTTTTTGATGTTTGTACAGAAGATATTTTATATGTATTAGAAGAAGGTACTATAGATTCAAAGACAAATTTTTGGGGAAAATCATTATTTGGAAATGAAATTAATAATTATGTTGATAAATCTGCATTTACAAGTGGTATATTATTATTCAATAATTGTGAAAAAATGAAAGAGTTATTTAATAAAATAAATGTACATATTATCAATAATCATCATTTTTTCCACGACCAACCACATATAGTTTATAATGCTTTTAAATATAACTTATATAATAATAAAAAATTAAAAGAATTTGTGGTAAATCGCGCTAATACAGATATTAATATTCATAGTGATAAAGTGGTGCATCATTTCTGTGGTGGTCCAGGCAATGCTAGTGAAAAAATAATAAAGATGACTAATTTTTTCAATAATATGAAGGATTTTACAATAAATAATAATATAAATAAAGCAAAATCATATATTGATAAATATTTATTACCAATGATACATAATTCACACGAAAAATTAGAAGGAAATATTTTTATGTTACATAATACTTTGAAATATAGCGATATGTTTTTAAATAAACAAAAAAACATAAGCAATTTAGTATTAAATAAGAATATTAAAAAGGTTATGGAAATAGGTTTTAATTCCGGATTTTCTACTTTATTAATGCTTTTGAGTAATCCGAATATACATATATCTTGTTTTGATTTAGGAGAACATAAATATACATTACCCTGTTATAAACAATTAAAAGAAACATTCGGAAATAGGATCGTTCTAACTATTGGAGACAGCACAAAAACATTAGAACATGTAAATGATAATTATGATTTGATACATATAGACGGAGGGCATTCTAGTCAAGTAGCAAATAGCGATATTACAAATTCGTACAGATTATCTAAGCAAGGTACTATATTAATTATGGACGATTATGATTTTCCTAATTTACATTCTTTGTGGGATAGTTATATTCTGAATTATAATTTGAAAAAATTACATATAAATGTATATAATTCACCTCACCACGATGTAAAATTTGTATATAAAAATAATATTATTGATTTAGTTCCAACCACCAAGTAGACCACGCCAGTTTGAATCTCAAATCGGTTTCATAAAAAGACGTCAAGACGATTTGTTCATACATCATCTCCAACGCTTTTTTTAATTCAATACTTTCGATTTGTTGTGGTGTCCAATGAGGTGATGGTATAATATGTTTTACATAAACGACCCCATCATTATATTGACATACTACAATAAAAATGACATCTTTATTTTTATAAAGAGATGGTGGCATCCACGCCAAATAATAATCGTTTGCTTCTCTATTTTCTTGAATATAACCTTCTAATTGATTTATTTTTTTAACAATAGGTTCGTGATGAATAAACAAATGATTGTTTGGTTTTACATAATCGTTTAATATATGGTCTAACCATCGTCTACTAAGAAACGATGCTTGCGAAGGACCAATCCTTATTAAGTCTTTTTTTGGGTTCACTGAAGGCGTATATTTGTTCAATAAGGCACATATAAACAATGAAATGAGCTTCATTATTATGTATAATAATAAACATATTTTTAATACATAATAATATTAAGTATATTTTTGAACAATTTGTCTCATAATAGGTTCTACAAAAAATTGTATTTCTTTTAAGGCTAAATCGTATTCTTCGTGGGTTATATTTTCCATATAACAAAGTTGTTCCGCGCGTTCAAATTTTTCCATCAGTTTAGAATATGTTGGAAAATCGGGTACCAAGCGTTCTATTGAATATTTAATTTGATTGTCATATAAAGTGGATTTGTGTTCACGAATATAATTGATGTAGTCTATTTTCTTTTTTTGTTGATTATACCATAGTTCGTCGTTTTCTTTATCGTTGTTCTCCATATTTTTGTTAGAAACCATACATATAAATAGTGGTTTATTGTCTAACATAATATAACATTTGTCTCCACGGAGACAATAACTTAGGTCCCAGACTTCTTGATACGGCAACGTTACTGTTCCTAATAGTATATTTTTGCTACACTCATAATAAGGACCTTGATATATATGTAATTCATAAGATTCTTTAATAAGTGGTTTTATTGTATTAGGGAGTGTTTGAAAAACACCGTCTAAATCAAAACCAATTGGGTCCATTATAGGAGACCCTTAAAAATCAAAAGCAGAATCAAACGCGTCTTCTTTGCCCGACTTTTCAGCCAAAGAATATTCCGACACACGTGATTCAAAGAAATTGGTTTTTTGTTCCAAACTAATCAATTCCATAAAATCAAATGGATTGTTGGTTCTATATATTTCTTCACAGCCCAATTGTATCATCAACCTATCCGCGACATATTCAATGTATTGCGTCATCAAGTCCGAATTCATACCGATCAATCTACAAGGCAATGATTCTACAATAAATTCTTTTTCAATGACGACCGCTTCTTCTATAATTTCACGGATTTTCTTTTTATTGATTTTTTTCTCTAATTTATGAAATAAATGTACCGCAAATTCAGTATGTAATGCTTCGTCGCGAGAAATCAATTCATTCGAAAACGTTAATCCGGGCATAATACCCCGCTTTTTCAACCAATAAATCGAGCAAAACGCTCCCGAGAAAAAGATACCTTCTACACACGCAAACGCAACCAATCTTGTTGAAAAATTAGATTTTTTGTCATTGATCCATTTCATAGCCCATTTTCCTTTTTTTTCAATACATGGAAAATGTTCTAAAGAATGAAACAATTTATTTTTTTCATTTTCATCTTTAATGTAAGAATCAATCAATAAACTATAGGTCTCAGAATGGATGTTTTCCATTGCGATTTGAAACCCATAAAAGGCTCTTGCTTCCGACAACTGAACCTCATTCATAAACCGTAGACCTAAATTTTCTAAAACAATACCATCACTTGACGCAAAAAATGCCAAAATCATTTTGATATAATATTGTTCTTCAGGTTGTAATTTATTCCAATGATTAAGGTCCTTTGATGTATCAATCTCTTCCGCACGCCAAAAGCAATCCACTTGCTTTTTATACATTTTCCATATGGCTTCATCTACAATAGGAAACATCACAAAACGGTTGTCGTCTTCGGTCAAAAGCGGTTCATTGATTTTCTTGGACATCTTAAATATATTATAGTATTATATTTATTTTGTTTTCATATAATACTATGGAAATGTCAATTGAGGACTATCGCCGTGAAAAAGAAATATGTCTAAAAAAGATGAATCAATATGAATTAAAAAAAGACCCTACGTTTTTACATCCATTGTTAAAATTAAAAAAATATTTAGAACATAAGCAAGAATATGAGAAAGACAAAGAAATTATTGAAAAATATTTAATCATTATATAATGAAAAATGTACTTTCTTTATATGTATTATTATTCATCACATTGTGCGTAATATATTATTTTATGATTACAAAAGACAATATAAACTTAATGATATTTATAATTATTTTATTTTTATTGAGACTTTATACGCCTAATATGAATATTGTATTATTACTTTCTTTAGGAACTATATTTCTCATAAATAGTTTACCTACAAATACGACCATTGAATCCGAACTAAAAGAAGAACCTATACCGACAACAGAATTTTATGAAATAAAACCAAAGATTGTTTTAGATACAACTCAGTGGAATGAAGACATACGAGACATCATTTATAATTGGAATAAATCCGTTCCGTCTATTGATTTATCATAATCAATATAACGAGAAAAAGAGTAAATATATATTGGAGACTTACTATTCCAGAAAAGACTCCTTCGTAATATACAAAATATTTCTGCCATTGATTTACGCATTCACAATAAGTTTTTACCGAATTATAAAAATGATATACATTATAGGTCATATAACTATGTATAAATAATATCAAACACAACGACGCCAATAGCCATACATTCTCTGTAAGAGACGTTTTATTTGATTTACCACCTTTTTGTATTTTATTATAAAATAAAAACATAAATAATAACAAAGAAACTAAATCTAATAACAAATAAAATTTCATATAATCTACATTTAGTTCTTTCTTTTTATTAGCAATAAAACACGGACAATGGCTTATTTCTTGTAAATAGTAATAAGTATACAATATAATAACAATCATAACGCATGATATAAGTGTAAACATAATCATTATATTATAAGAATATATTAATTAGTAAATTTGTCTATCCATTTCACCACCTCTGTGATTTTTTTTAGACTTACCTTTGTTCATTTTGCGAGCCATGCGACGCTTGCGAAGGTTCATACTTTTATTTTTCATACTTTTATTCATACTTTTACGTTTCATACGTTTGCGACTTGGCTTTCTACGTTTGTATCCGCCTTGTTGCATAACCGCTTCTGAAGTTGCTCCTTTTTCTACTAGGTCGTATTCCGTCATATATATATGTATAATATTATATTTTTATAAAACAGGGTTTTATAAAAGAAGAAACAACGCATTCATTCCTAAAATATTGGTTTGAATTTAAAAAAGTTTCTATATTATATTTTTTTTTAGAATAATAAGCATTTCTTTTTTTAGATTGATTGATAAATACGGCGTGCGGGTCTACAATATCAATGACCAAAGGGGTAGCGTGTTTACTACGCAAAATCCTTCCTACACTTTGACAAACGTCTGATTTTGGTGTTGCCATAAACAAAGTGGTTAATGTTTTTATATCTAGTCCTTCGGATGCCATTGCGTACGTCGCAATGATTATTTTTTTACTTTCACTTTCTTTTAATAAATGTTCTTTCATTCCGCCTAAATAAAACCCAACACTTGGTTCAAACAATTGGATACATTCGTATAATTCTTGAATGAGACATTTATTATGGGCTAAAATCATCATTTGTTGATTGGGATTTTGTTCAAACTCTTTTTTAACAATACGCACCAAAAAATCACTACGGGATTTACACGCACAAAGAGCGCTAATCATACAAGAATACAAAGGGTTACCCTTAAAATCTGTTTTTACATTATCGAACAAATCATCATGGTCGTAATGAATTTTTTTCACATTTACATTGACACTTATATCTGTTTTTTCTTTGTGAATCACCGGTCCAATAAAATATTTGAATACTTTGGTCAGTCCATCTTTACGCGTCATGGTCCCACTTAATCCTAAATTATAATTACATACAATATTAATCATTATATTGGAAAATACTTCTGCACTCAAATGATGACATTCGTCGAATACACACAAACCGAATGAGTCCCATGTAGAACTCTCGTATAATTTGGACGAAAGACTTTGCAACATACCTAAAACAATATCTTTTCCTTCAATGTCTATATGGTCACCTTGGATTCTTCCTACTTTTGTTCCCGGCAAAAATTGCTCAATACGTTCCATCCATTGAGACATTAAAAAACTTTTATGGACGACGACCAATGTTTTTTTCTTTAATTTGCTAATAATATTTAATGCCATTACGGTTTTGCCTTTCCCTGGTTCTACGTCCAATAACCCTCCACCGCTTTTTCCTACATGATTTAAATATTTATCGATGATTTTATGTTGATAATCAAATAATTCGCCTTTGAATTCAATATCAATTTGTTCTCCTTCATTCAAAATATTTGTCTCATAAGGTCCATAATGTTCTGCGCCATAATATCTTGGTAAATATATTTTTGTTTTAGACTCCCTAAAAATAGGATAAGAATTACATTGGGTTAAATGAGTTGAATATGGTTTCACATTCAGATCATTACGTATATTATTTAGTTGTTTTGGTGTTAGTTTTTCTTTGTATAAAGAATAACCTTTTTTTCCTAAATAAGACATTTATATATAATATAATCTATGTTTAACTTTTAAAAAATATATTATAAATATAATGAAAAGAAAACAAAAAATGAACATGAACTTCTTCAAACCAGAACCTATTTTTACACTCGAAAACGGGATAGGACTTATTTTAGCTATATTGATTGTTTTTGATTTAAAAGTGGAAAAGAAACTATCTGCTTTACTTAATTCACCATTAGGCATATTATGTTCTTTGTTGGTCGTTATTTTAATGTTTATTTTCTTAAATCCAATTGTAGGTATATTATTTTTAATTTATTTATATGATACCATACAAGCAAACGAGTTATCTACTATAATCAAAGACGCTAAAATGAAAGCTTATAATCCACCAAGACAAACCGAATTAGAAGAAAAAGTGATTCGAGACCGAGAACCAATCATTCACGAAGGCGAAAACAATAATATTACTTTTCAGCCATTTATACCTAAAGACATTACAATAAAACACATTTATTAACTATTCTTAAATTTACGAATAAGTAAAAATATAGAAAGCATAATTAGGAATAAAATCAAATACGTACCTACCATTTTCATATATTCATTCATTATTTCGGTAGGTTTTATAATATTCACATTCATTGCTTGGTTGGTTTCGTCGACAGGTTGACAATCGATAAATACTTTGTCGTCTATATAATCGGGTGTAATTTTAGAGACTTTTAAAGCAGGTTCTTCTGAAATACTAAGAGGTAGAGTTTGAGCTTCTTGACTGCGAGTATCGGTTAAATCATCCATTGGTTTTACTTTTAAAATCGAGCTTGTGTAAAGTATAACAACCGCATCTTTATCATTTATACCAATGGTTGGATAAGAATAATATGAATCTTCCAAAGAGATAAAATGGTTTAAATCGTTTAAAGACACCATTTCGTCACCTTTGTCAAACAATTCATTTATATTTGTATCTTCTTTGGATTCATTTAAAGGTATAGATATAAATATATATTTATTGAAATTTTTATTATAACATTCAATCAATAAAATATGAGTCTGGGTTGTTAGTTCATCGTCTATTAGGTCTTTTTGTTTTGTAATGTATAAACCCTGAAATGAATATTCGATGGTATCAAACAAAACATTAGATGTTTCATTTGGTACCGATACTTGTAAATATTTAGACCCTTGTAAATTTTCCGTTATATCATCGTTTTGTATTGGCTTCATATCGACCGACGCACTAAAGTTATATTTTAAAACAGAATCTTTGGTAGAATCATCCGACTGAAATTTATTTGGAAAAGTAGATAAACTAGACATATAATAATAAATTATATTATATGTACGATTATTTAAATTTCGTTTACTTATTTGGCGTTCCTCATAATCAAACCAATATGTTTGAATATGCTGATTTGATGGAAAAATATAAAGATAAAAATGCTGAAATGGAAAAAGAATTTTTAAACTCAGAAGCATTTTATGCCTATTTACTAGAAGAAATGGAGTCACTTATCTCTACAAACCAACAAATTGTAATAAACAAACAAGTAAAAAAACTGAAAGAATTATTAAAGGATAACTCCTTTAATTTAATAACTTGATAAAATATTGCTTGGATACTTTACGATGACTTTTAAATTCTTTACAATAATTTTTATATAATTCATCTGGGTCGCCTTCTTTAGCAATATATGGTTCTAATTCCTTTTTTTTATCCCACAAGCTACACCCAATATGTTTCATATATTTATTTTCTAAACATATTATGTTAGGGTAATAAAAATCAATCAAATCTTTGAATATAATATCGTTCATTTTACATTTATAAGTTTGACAAAATAAATCATATAATTCGGTCCACTCATATTCGTCATTTTGGTCTTCATAAATATATGTCTCCCAAAATGTTTTAAATGTTTCTACATAAGGAAGATGTAAACTATATACGTTTATAAACTTGTTTTGCTTATATGAAATGTGGTTTGAAATTAAATTATATAGCTCTTGGTTTTTTTGGAATACATTTATTTTACTTTCTTTCTCTAAATAAGATTTCCACAAAAACAACATATCTTTTTCGTCCATAATACATTCTTTCTTTTCAATGATATAATCGCTCATAAAAGAGTTTATCATATTTTCTTTTGTATTTTCTTGTATCCATAATACATCGTTTTTTAATTCACTTGGTAAATGGTTCAAATAAATTTCACTGGAACTGTAACGACAAGAATAATGAATCGATACACATATCATATTGACAAAAAAATCGTCTTGTAAATTAAAAAAACTCATATTCAAAGATTTCATTTTTAAAATTCTGGAAATATGACTATCGTGGTCACTATATTTGAACTTAAAATATTGAAAAATATTTATATTATGAAAATATAAGCTGATGTATTTATTGAGTTGCTGTAAAAACGATTTCATAAAAACAGGTACAAAATAAATACATTGGGTCTTTTTCATCATAATGTCTCCTATAATGGTCAAAAAATATTTAGAAAAATGTTTATCTTCAAATAAGTTTGGATGAAAAAACGACAATATCATTTGTAACGTACTCGATTCAGGTACACATTCGGTAATATTTTTTAATTTGATTTGTCTCTGTATTTTTTGTTGTATTACATTTTTACTATGGGTATCTAAAGAATATACAATACGGTGTTTAGTCAAATAATTCAAAATAATATGTATAATTTCATTTTCATTCAACACTTTATACGAATATTCTTTATATTCGATGTATAATCCAGACGATGAAATGTAGTAATATTTATTTTCTTTAAAAAATAGGTCTATGATTTCGTTTGGTGGTTTGACTCTTTCTTTATAATCATCTATTATAAATGAAATATGATTATATAATACTTCATTTTCAAATTCACTATGTTTATCTATAAATTTAGATACTTTATCTATAATAAGTTGATTAAAAGACATATTTACTTATATAATTTTTAATATTTATATATTAAAATAATTATATATTAAATTGTATGTGCGACAAAATAAACACAAACATAGAAGACTACAATGAAGATGATTTATTTTCATTATTATCTTTAACAAAGGAAACTGCGTCAAAATCATTGATACAATCGCAAACACAACAATTAAAGGAACAATTTTTAGACACAGAGTTTCATATGTTTATGAATAAAGTATCGGATAAATTAGTATTATCGTTGAATAAACAGTGTGGTTATGAAACCAATATTATTAATTATGATACACAAGAAAATTTAAAACATAATATGAGTTTAATCAATCCAAATAATAACAAATATTATGAACGCAATATTGTAGAAAAGGTTTTAATTGTAGATACAAAATATAGAGACCATTTTACCGCAGAAAAATCCACTGATTTTACCATTACATTACCGAGTATCATAAAAAATGTAATTAGTATTCAATTGTCGGATATTGAATTTCCGAATACTTGGTATCCCTTCGACGAAGCAAAAGGTAACACTTTTTTTCATATGAAAAAATCGTCTCAAGAAACATGGACTCGTATTGACATATCATCACAAGCGTATTATTATGGAAATTTATTCTCTCGAATGAATAATAAAATAATTGAAAAAGACCTAAATATATCCTTTTCTTTGAATCTGGATTTTAACAATCCAGCCGGTTCTCCGGACGGGACGGCTACCATAAGTATTGATGCTAGCGGAGAAGACATAAATTATGATTTTGATTTTTTTTCGTTGGACCCGAATGAACAATTATATGAAGGCGGTGATTATGGGCTTTGTTCGCGATTTTTAGGGTGGAATTTAGGATTTCGAAATATTGAACCAATGTATTATAGTAAACAATCCAGTTATTTAAGTGAATCCACGATTGATTTAGGTGGTCCAAGATATATATATTTGGTGGTAGATGACCATAATAAATATATGAATGAAAGTTATATTCCTTTTTCTAAAAATATGTCTACCATCAAAGATACATTTAATATTTTCGCCAGAATATCATTACAGGGTTCCGCGTTTTCATTGTACAATTCCAATAGTTTTTCTGTGTTTTCAGATATTCGAAAATACAATGGATTGGTGGACTTGAGTCGTATGACCATAAAATTAACCGATGAATTTGGAAGCCCTTTAAATCTAAATAATAATGATTTTTCTTTCACGATTCGGATAAATACTGTTCAAACAACGTAAATAAATAAACATTGATATCATCGCGAAGATAATAATGTTGGAACGATGTTTTAATCTTATAATCTTTTTCCCACGGAATATATCCATTATGTAAGTGTAAACACATATATATGACAGAAATCAAGTCGTCTTTGTAGTTATATATGTACGGTGGTTCGTGACATACGTAACTACAATATTTTTTATTGCCAATCAAATGTCGCATTGGTCTTTCATTATAAAAAGTCGACAACCCAAAATCGATGATATAACTTTGATTTTTATCCACTAAAAAATTGTCTGGTTTTATGTCTCGATGTACCACATTCAATGCGTGTAATGATTTTATAATGTGTATTAGCGAATCAATGGTGTCTTTATATATAATAGACAAAGGACTTGATTTATAATCCATAATAATATATAGTTTCTCTTTTTCACGAATAATATTTTTTATGAAAGGACTATAACTATATTTTCGCTGTTTCAAATACATATATATCTTTATTTCATTTTCTAACAAAATCTTTGATACTTCATTGTAATGTGTTTTTATGACCACTTTGTGTTTTTTTATTTTGTGTATACCTTTAAATAATGTCGAAAACGTGCCATTTGTATCAAATGGTTCTACGTTATAATTGTACAACATACAAATATATCGTTATAATATTTATATAAAAATACAAAGTATTTTATATGTCCAAAAGTATGGTTGGGATTGTCGGTGGCGGAGGGTCCAATCAATCGGTTGTATTCAAATTAGAAGAATTAAGAAAAGATATTTTAACCATAATAAATAACAATAGCATAAATACTTTTTTGTTAGATATATCGGATTCTACGAACCAAATAAATGAAGACTTAAATATACAACTTGAAAATGTAAATAATATCGATAGTAGTTTTCAAATTATATATAGTGAAACTAATAATATATATGATATACTAGACAAAATATCCATCATTGATTTTTCAAACATAGACTTAGATAGTTTGGAGACAAGTTTAAATACATATGGCGCAAGTTTAAATATTTCCCAAATCGATAGTAGTTTACAGCAAATAGAAAACGCCATCGGTTTTTCTTTGGTCTATCAAGATTTAAACGACATTTCAAATACATTGAATACAACAAAACCAATTATAGATAATTATACAACATTGATTGCTAGTAACGTACAAAATATAGAAACTGAAAATGAAAAAGTCTTTCCGTACGATGGTATCTATCAAGATTTAAACGATATTTCAGATGCGTTGAATGTAACCCAACAAACTATAAATGCATATGGTATTTCTATACATAGTAATTTGGATAATTTAGAAGATATTTCAAAATCTTTGAATGAAACAACCTCACTTGTTTTGGATTATAGTTTTGATATTTCAAATACGTTCGTTATAGATTATCCAAGTGATATTAGTGGCCATATATATAACTTAGATTTTTCTTTGAATATAATAAAACAAATCATTGTTGACATAAGCGACAATATCATTAGCGATCCGCAAATAGATAGTTCGCTGAGCACAATATACACTATGTTGGACAATATATTATTTTCAAATATATACAACCAATTGACATTAATAGACAATAATCATACTACCATAAAAGATAAAATTCAACATATAGATAGTTGTATGAATATTATGTCTCAAACTATAAATCCAAAGATAATACAACTCGAAGACATTTCCAATGATATCGATTTTATAGATGCTTGTTTTAATATTATGCGTCAAGCCATACACGACGAACTAATATCCGCAAGTGGGTCATTAGAACGCATAGATAATAGTATGTCTATTGTAAGAGTTACTATAAGTGGAGAACTATGGTCTATAAGTGAGAATATTGAATTCATCGATACTTCTTTGAATATTATGGAACAAACTATAAACGAAGAACTTGACTCTATTCGTGGAACATTGGAAAATATAAATACTTTTGTTGTAGACGAAGTTGGTTTTGTAAAACAAGACGTGTCGACCATTGGCAGCGACTTTAACGCCATTTCATACAACGAAGTTTTCCAATCCATAAATGATTTTGTTCAACATACAGATAATAGTTTGAATATATTGGTCTATGATATAAGTGGTTATGTTGTGAATATAAATAATAATGTAACCTATAATTTAGTCGCGTTAAATAATGTTGGTAATAATTTAGAAGTCAATGATGCGACAAGTATATTTGAAGATTTAGAAAGTATAAGTTTACGAGAATCACGACTTATAAATTTTATTAGCATTATAGATATGAATTCACGATAATATTATAAAAAAAATATTTAAACATATAAAATAGTTTTATATATGACTTCTTTTACATTGAGTCCTTTTCAAACACAAGCAATCCGTGGTATCAATGAAGAAAAACACGTTTTTATTACTGCCCATACGGGGTCAGGTAAAACGTTGCCGGCCGAATATGCGATCGAATATTTTACAAATAAAGGGAAAAAAATTATATATACAACACCGATTAAATCATTGAGCAATCAAAAATATTCGGATTTTTTAAAAAAATATAAACATCTTGAAATTGGACTATTAACAGGAGACAATAAACATAATCCATGTGCCAACGTATTGATTATGACCACTGAAATTTTATATAATAAATTATCCCAATATAATTTGAAGACCACGCCTCATTTAGACTTTGACCTAGATATAGAAAATGATTTAGGATGTGTTATTTTTGATGAAGCACATTATATCAACGACGAAGACCGCGGGACTATTTGGGAACAATCTATGATGTTATTACCCAATCACGTACAAATGGTTATGTTATCTGCCACCGTTGGTAATGTAAACTATATTTCGGAATGGCTACAAGACATCAAACAAAAAGAAGTAGTAGTATGTGGGACATCGCAACGTGTGGTTCCGTTGGAATATTACCAATATTTTACGGTGCCAGACAAAGACATCCAAGCATTTCAAGATAAATCCACAAAAGAACTCTTGTACAAACATTATAATCAATTGCGTGTGATCAATGACGAGAATCTTAAAACAAATAAAAAGGCATTGTCTTTGTTAAAACATAGTCATATTAACCGCAAATATGTGATCAATCAATTGTGTGATACATTGCGCGAAAAAGAAATGTTTCCGGCGTTGTTTTTTGTATTTTCGCGAAAAAAAGTAGAAGAATATTCAAAACAATTGACCACCAATTTGTTTGATCTTTCCGAAAAAGATACTATGGTCGAACCCATTTGTAGACAATTGCTCGTGAGTCGCGTAAAAAATTGGAAAGAATATATTGTTTTACCTGAATATAAACAATATGTAAATTTACTCGAAAAGGGCATTGGTATTCATCACGCAGGTATGTTGCCCATTTTTAGAGAAATGATTGAAATATTATACGAACAAAAATACATTAAAGTATTATTTGCGACAGAGACATTTGCCGTAGGGTTAAATATGCCTACAAAAACGGTATGTTTTACGAGTTTACATAAACACGACGGAAATCATTTCAGACCATTACATAATCATGAATTCAAACAAATGTGTGGGCGTGCTGGACGTCGTAATATCGACAAAATTGGGTATGTTATTTTAATGACGAATTTATTTCAACCTATGGATTATTCTGATTATAAGCAATTATTATGTAGTAAAGAAACCAATATTAAATCTAAATTTAAAATGAATTATTCGTTTGTGTTGAAGCAAAGTTCGCGGTTTTCAAAAGACCAATGTATTGCTTATGTAAAAAAAAGTTTAATGTATAGAGACATACAAAACACGTTGAACCACATTGAAGAAAATATAAAAACATTAGAAACGAAAAAAACCGCGTGTCCCTATTTGTCTCTATGTCACGAATATCATCAGCTAAGTTTAAATAGAAAGAAAAATAGAAAGTTAATGAATAACTATGAAATCCAATATGACATTTTAAAATATTTGCCCAATTATTATAGTTTAAAAGAAATCGAGTCAAATATTCAAGAAGAATTGAATTATAAAGTGTTCACAGAAACATTTGTTGACCAACAAGTCAATACATTGTATGATGGATTGAGTAACGACGGATTTTTGGAGAATGATACATTAACACCAAAAGGTGAAATGGCATGTTTAATCAACGAGTTTCATTTGTTGGTGTTTACAGATTTATACGAACATACAAATGGGTTCAAGTATTTCACAAGTAGCGAATTATTAGCTTTATTGAGTTGCTTTTGTGATTTGAAAAGTGAGACAAATATACCAAAAGAAAATGATACGTTAATGTATATTCAGAATCGATTGAACTATTACGAACAACAAGAAAGTAAATTATATGGAAATACTAGTTATGTGCTTAACTATGCGATGTATGAATATATTCAACAATGGATGAACCATTGTGACGATGAGTCTTCGTGCTTACAATTTATGAGTGATTTTACACAAATGACTGATTTATCTATTGGTGATTTTGTAAAAGGGTGTTTGAAAATCATACATATAAGCAATGAACTTGCTAGCATTTGCGAATATACAAAAGACTATGAATGTTTAGAAAAAATAAAAACAGGCAAACAAAAAATCTTAAAGTTTATTATGAACAATCAGTCGTTGTATGTATAATTAATCTTAATTTTCTTTTCAAATATACTTCATCATTCAACAAAATCAATTTAAAATCATAATATTCCTTGGTCAACATATCTTTGGACATATAACTATATACAACATCTATATCATATAAATAAATTTTATAATGATATTCATCATTTTTAAACGTTTTTTCCAAACATTGCCCATGAAATATTTGATGTTGATGTTGTTCAAATATAGACAAAAGTTTACATGTATATTGTAGTTTTCTTATTTTTTTCATTTTTATATTGATATCTTCTAACATACACGATGTGTAAAGTGATTCGGCTTCGTGTGAAAAATCATATAAATCTTTACAAAGCAAATACATATTCATAACATCCACTATACGACGAATTGGAGACGTGGTATGACAATAAAGGTCATTGTTATTATAATCTTTATGATAAGGTTGTATTGTTTTATTATGGTCATTATGATGTTTATAAATACCTGTTTTTTTTGTTTGTAATATATTAGCACATTGTTGATTAAAATCAATCATTGTTTTTTGTATTAAATCGTGTGGAGTGTTTGTTTTACATAATATGTTTAACTTCTTATAATCTGTATGATTTAATAATTTATCAGAATCAAAATCATAATTTCTTGATATATGTGCTTTACACAATGAGAGTTCTTTTGAAACCACTACACCATCTTGATAAATAATGTCCATCACGAGACAAATGCGTGAATTACGTTCTTTTAAACTACATAATTCATTCAAATGTTTCGGCAACATAGATATTTTTTTATTGGGCAAATAAATCGATGACACTCGCTCGTTCAAATGTTCCCATAGAGACAAATAGTCCAATAGTATAGGTACATTGGAAATATAAATACTAACCACGTTGTCTTTGACTGATATTGCGTCGTCGTAGTGATTGGCGTGTATGGAGTCAATCGTAAAAATATGTCCTTTACGACTAGGCAATTTACATACATTCGAAATATGTTCTATGATATGGTCGTCGTTTTCTTTTAATTTGGATATGACGCATTTGTTAAATACTTGTATAGATGGAATATTTAATTCTTTACAACAAATTAAATATTCATATGTATTTTCCATAGATTCTACACGACCAATATTATGAATCAATATGCCGTGATGATGGTCATTTATGATTTCTTTAAACTTAAAAGTAATATAAATATGGACAATAGATTTATCAAAGTCGGATTGTTTGTTATAAGCAATAAAATGTCGAGGTAATTCTTTATTGTCAGGAACACATAAATAAAGACGTTTATGTTTGTCTCCTCCGTAAGTTTTGGATAAGTCTAAGATTCCTGCTAAAATAGCCATAATATATTATGTGTTTTCTTTTTATATTTTTGCGTCATATCTTATAAATAATAATACAAAAATAATATTAATCAATCCGTATAATAAATAAGAACAATTCATTAAATTGACTTTATCCATATCATAATACGATAAATGTTTGTGTTTCAGCACATAAAACATAATGCTGAATACATACATCACAAGAGTAGTTTCACAAATTAATGTCCACCCACTTAGTCTGTCTAATTTTACTAAATCATAACTCCATACACCCCGCAAACAATAATTGATGTAAATGAATAATATAGAAGTAATAACAAAAATAAAACAATTGGTCGTTTCGTGAAAATCATAAGATTCTATATACATAAATTCACAAAATACCAAAAATATAATCATAAAATGGGAGAAAAAATTATAAAAAGACAATTGGTGTATTTTTAACTTTTGCTTTGGATACAAAAAATAAAAATATAAAACACTTATGGTCAATGCTAATGGGCCCACCATTTTAAAAAATTTCGTGGATTTATAATTGATCAAAGCCATTGAAAAATAACTAAACAATAAAAACAATGTATGGTGCGTGATTTGTGAAAAATACCAACACAACTTATCCATAAATGATTTATCGTGTATTGGTTTACCCTTATAGTCACCTTCATTTGGAAAAAAATCTGCCCCGTTATGTTTCGAATGAAACGTGGTGATTAAACTCAGTACAATAGTAATAAATAAGAAAATAGTACTAATTAAATAAAAAGGCGTTCTTTCGTTCATATGAAAAGAATATAATTTTTAATGTTGATTTAACCTAATAACAAAGCGGGGCCATTCAATATAGTGGAATATTGTATTTTTTCAACGACACATGGTGTTTTTGAATATAATACCAAGAGCCAAAAATTTGGTAAACATAATACATCATCTTTTTTAAAAGATACGTGTATAAAAAGACTATTTTCACGAATATAGTGATGTATTTTTTTGTTATATTCGAAGACATTTTTTTTATGCTTAAACAAGGATTTATATTTAGGGTGGATACATATGGCTCTACAAGAACCGTGCGTTATTTTATAGAAATTCCGGCATTCTAAATTTCGATGTAACTTCATATATTTTTGAAATGGGTAAATGTTATGACTTGGGAAAAACTTGACATTTGGTTCTAATATATCAATGGATTCATATATTTTATGTTGTATTGTTTTTGGTGGGTGTTCAGAAGTATTTAGTATGGTAGAACCATCAAAATAAAAAGGCGTCTTATAGGTAATTTGCGTACGAATATTTTCTTTGGTTATATCGTACAAACGATAAATTGAATTGTCTTTACTAATAGAAAAGTGTATCATAATATGAATATAAGTAAAAATCAACCAGAGGCATATAAATATTTTTATGAACATACAATCAATGTATAAAACTATTTATATTATTTTACGAAGATTTAACTTCAGGATTATTTAACTTGTCTACTTTTGTATTCAATTCCATATAAAAGGTCTGTAATTTTACCATAGTAGTTCTTATTTCAGTGATTTCTCCTAATAAAGACGTATATTTTTGTTTATAAAAATCAATATCATCTGAAGTAACCGGTGTCGCCTTTTCTTCTTTGATAGCTTGTACATCTTTCAATAAAACATTTATCTTTGTTTCGTGTTGTTTTAATACATCATTTGGGCTTAATAAAATTTTGGTCGGAGCATCATCTGGTTTAGGTTGTTCGTTTTGTCTTATAGGCGAAGAGACAACATTTTGGGGATTTGTTCGTCGACGTCTTGCCGCTGCTAAAGCGGCGGTTCCACTCATATAAGTAATTATTTATATTTGGATTATATTATTGACGCATTAAATCACTAAATCAGGACTATTGGTAATAATAATAAATATAAATATTCCGTAAAATATCCCGTAAAATATATTGCCCATTTTTGAAGTGGTTCCAGTCAACGTGTTTTTTAAGTTAGAGCCAAAAATAACGACTAAAATATTCATAATATAATTACGAATAAATGGTTCGTTGAATAAAATAAACATTAATGTCGCAATGATAACCGATTTATAAATATGGTTGTTTTGTCTTTCGTTGGGGGTAACGTCTACATTTGGATGGAAAGAAACCCGTTGTTGTTGAGGTAATTCTTTTATTTCTTTATCCAACGTATATGATGAAGACGAGTTCATTGCTTGTTCAGGCAATTCTGTATTTTGTGGTATATGATCTATAGGTAAATCAGCAATATTGCTTGTATGGGTTTCCATTAATTGTATGATTTATTTTAGTTTTCATTTTTTTACTTATAAATTGTACTAAATAATCTTTCTGCTTCTACATCGTACGAAATTCTCTCTCTGACTCTGCTTCTTCATTCTTACCAAATGTTTCTTCTTCATCATCATCTGCGTCCCAATCTTCAGGCGTGACGTTTTTTTTATAGAGATTCATGACAATGTCATATTCATCCTGGTCTACACTGGCGGATTTTACACCGGTGTCTTCTTCTTGTGGTTTAGTTTGTTTCGTATTCCATTTCAATAAATCTAAACGATGCTCTAGAATATGTATGCTTAAATCTTTCAGTGAAATTGGACCACGAACTTCTTTTATTTTCGGAAAATGTATAGTCCGGTCGGCAAATTGGGAAGTTCGATTGGTTTTATAGATAAAATCCATAATATTTTTTTGCCATATTTCTTTGTTCGATTTTTTGAATTTATGCTCTGGATTCTTAAGCATATGCATAATATTTCTCATATCATCTTGATTACCTAAAGATGAATTATCTAATGTTTGACTATAATTCCAGTAATTAAGCCCATTTAATTTATTGGTATCTATGAGGACTAGTTTGTTAGGATTTTTTCTATCTTTTAACTTTTCATTCAATGATTTTTCTTTTGCGTTTCTTAATAATTCTAAAACATTTTCGATTTGTTCATTTGGAGACAAAATAAATAATGATGTGATTTCATTGTTTAATTGTTTCAACGTTAAGGTACCGGCGTTTGGTTTCTTGTTCGTTCTATTATGCTGTTTCTTATGCGTTTTTGGTATTTTCTTATGAGTTTTTGGTTTCTTAGACTTTATTTTCTTAGTTGTTTTCATTATAATAGTATAATATTTTTCTTTGGATCGCATTTTGTTGTTTTTTCGGTCACTTTATAACATTTGACGCCATTTTTCAAAATACGATTTTCATTTAGTTCAACTGCTTTAAACACGAGGCAACTTCGACTATCGCAACTCATTTTAAACAAACTGGCTAAACCAAGCCCCAACAATATAGATAAAAGTTTCATCCCCAAGGTAGATTTAAAGAATTTGATAATATTAAACATATATTATACTAATATTATCTTTGTGAAGGGATGCTTTGAATATCTCCATCGCTGGGACATTGAACGCTTTGTAATTCGTATTCAAAACATTCATCTGTTTTATCTTTATATTGATATTTATTTATATTTTCAGGAGTAGGATAAATATAAATGACTTTTTTATATTCTTCAGCCAAATATATGTATAACAAACCAATGGACAAACTGATTAAAAACAATTTCATATCTAAAAATTTGAATATCATATATAGTAGTATTATATTTTAGATATAAGATAATAAAAATGTTCGCCGTCATATGTTTTTTCTAAAATACTTAAATGGTCTTTCAACAAATCGTATTTTTTATCATAAATAACTTTGTATGTAGTATATTTTTCTAGATTGTTCTCACCTTCATTCATATTAAGTTTTTGTTCGGAGTCTAATTGTGTCCAAGTTTCTTTATATGTATTGGTGTCTTTGATTTTTTCTTTTTGAAGTATTGCTTTTTTCTTTTTTTCCATAGATTCCAATTCGATTGTTTTTGTTTCAAGTTCTTGGTCTTCTAAAAATTTAGAAGCGAATATACCTTCCATTAATATTTGCTTATTCAATTGTATTAATTCTTGATTCATCCTTACAAAATAAATATATTTTAATTTATGGGTATATTGGTTAGCGGTTGAGATTTCATATTTTGATATTTTCTTAAATTAGAAAGTATATAATTCTTTTTTTTATTTTCTTTTATGATTTGTTCTTGTATGTTTTGTTTACCTTTGTATTTTAGTCTTAATATAATAAATATAATCGAAACTAAAGATACAAACAATCCAATATTAAACATTAAGTTTTTATTTTTTTCACTGTTTTCTTTTATGATTCCTAATTGACCATTCAAAATATATTTAATAGAAGGTTCTACTAACGAAGGGTTCATAATATAAGTATAATGTATAAAATTTTATAATGTTATACTATAATGAATATTGCCATTATGTCTATCAATACGTATTTTATTTTTACTATACTTTTCTTTATTGTTAAATATTATGCTTACGATAAAAAAAAAACCACCATTACAGACAATAAGTCTTGGCTAATGGTATTTTTTGTGATTTCCTTTATTGTTATTTTTATACAAAATATATATTTTTCAAAAATGAGCGACGGCGAAGTCAAATGTCTTGTACAACCATTGAATGTATTTATATATACAGCAATCCCTATGTTTTTAGTTATGTTCCCCATTATGATTTTTTTGGAACTTATGAATTGGCATAGAATATTTTCAAACACATTTGGATTGATGCTAGCACCTAAAATTGACTTGGGAGAAAATCACACATCATCTGCTACATATTTCTATAACGACCCAAATATTTTACTACAAGAAATTGAACCCTCAAAGTTAAATACCATAACAACATTAAACAGCACACTAAATGAATTATTACCAAACGCTAATATCATTATAACTCAAGACCAACATACAAAAATATTAGAGCAATATAACATTAAAACCAGCGTTGGTTTTTTTGTGTGGTTACTATTAACGGGCATCATAACTTCGTTAATATCTGCAAATTCTATTCTTTTACAAGATTGTATTATTGAATAAATACATTGTTATATTTGATATGCAAAACATAAATAATGATAAAATATGAAAATATTGCCAATAAAATACTACATAACCATAACGGTAATATTGTAGTGTTACTATATCCTACACCAAAAGGTCGCGTGATGTTTAGTTCGTTGTCAAACATAATGTTAGGTTTCATATAAGAAATAAAAACATATAAGATTAAGTATAATAAAACAATGAGTGTAAAAGAATTTTTCATATCCATTAGTATATCTAAATAAATTATTCGTTGTCGTTGTCCATATATTCTTCGTATTCTGTAATTTCTTCTATTTGGTCCATAGGTTGTGGAACAGTATTTTCATCGTATGCTTCTGCTTTATATACATATACTTCTTTACCCACATTCCATTGACCAAGTTTATGTTGTTTCATCAAAAATTCTGCTTTGCGTTCGGACTCGTTCAAACTCTTAAACATATCGGTCATATCTTTCTTTTCTTTACGACGTTCTTTATCATTGTTATGTTCAATCTTATTGACATTTATATTCAAGTGTTGAATGATTGGTGTAATGGTTTTGTCTATTTTATATTTCATTACTTTAGTAGAATGCTTATATGCTTCACATAAGGCATATTTGTATAAAATACTTTGCTCTTTTAAACTATATTTATGTATATCTTCCGGAACTAAATCATACGTTTCTTTTGGGATGGTCAAATCTTCATATGTGTTTTGAATAGTCTGTTTTAATACTTGTATGTGTTTTTGATTTAGAATTCTTAATATTTTTTTTCTTAACGTAGCTTCTTTATACGTTTGAATATTTTCATTCATATGTGAAATCATCCATAAATCATCCCATATATTTTTGAATATACGATTGAAATATTTGACCCGACTTAGTTCATTTGATTTCATATTATCCAATAATTTATAAAGTTTGGATTTATTTATTTTTATCATATAATTATCTATTTCAGTTTTGTATTGTTTTATTTTTTCTTTACTTACAATGAATGTATGTTCTTCTTCTGTTTCTTTTACAATAGGTGCTTCTTTCCATTTACGTTTATTCAATAATTTTTTCTTTATCATAGAGTTCAACGAATCTTGGTCTAAGTCATCTGAATAATCTTCTTTTAATATTCGTTTTTTCTTTTCGTTTGAATATACTGGTTTAGTCAAAGGAAATTTATTGTCGTTTTTGGTAAAAGAACGGTAATATTGTAAATAAGTTTTAACTAAAGCATCTTTGATGGATAATATAGTAGAAACACTATCTGGTAAAACATAGACGCCGTCTTTTATGGAACTATAATTATTAAATATTTTATATTGTCCATTCATCAACTTTACATTGGGCTCAAAGTCATTTACGTATTCATGTATATTTTTTTGAAATTCAAAATATCTGTAATAATTATTTTTTATTTTTTTACTTGTAATTTTAGTTAATCTTGGTAAAAACAAATCCCATTTTTTGGTGGGTTTTTCTACAACACTGGGTTTATTTTTATTTGCGGATAATTTCAACATTAAAGAAGGCGAATGTTTCAAACATACATCAATCAACATTATAAATTGGTCCTTTTTGAATAATTTTTTAGATTGCGTTAATGCTTTATGTACACATAAAATATAATCAATACCACTTGTTTCATTTACATTTTTGGAAGCAGGATAGCCACTAAACGACGTTTTACAAGAGAAAAAAGAAGACTTTATATTATCTGTGTTTATATTTGCTTGAATGAAAATAAATATAACGGCATATAAAATAATAATATTGATTTTGGCAAATTCTTTTTTTACTTTATTATATTCATCTGAAATATGGTTTAAATGTTCATAATGTACGCCAAGAGCACGTAATATAGTTTGTATATTTTTATCGGTTTCACTTAAATTTACAATACCTGATTCTTGTATAATATCTCGTGTTTTCATTTTAAATCCATCGCTTGTAAATCCTTCTTCGTCGTTAAAATTAATTTTCTTAATCGTATACCCGCTATATTTATCTACCCAATATTCGTCTTGTTGTTCGCCTTGGTCATAACATATTTTCTCAATTGTTTCTTGATATAAGTCTAAATTGGAATAAGCCAACGTTTTCATAAACAAAGGCACTAATTTATTACCACTATCAATACAATATAACCATTGTGGGTCTAAACCCTCCATCGTATATATGTCACAAAAATGACGTATTAATTTCATTTTTTTTTCTAACTCATCTATTTGAAGTATTTTATCAAATAATGGCTGATGTGGCGAAGAAACTACACCATATGAGACATACAAATCGCTATAGGTTTTTTTTATATCATTGTATTTCTTGAAAAAAGTTTGATTGGATTTGTATATAAATGTAGAATGACGTATATTTTCTTCACGTGTACCAAAATGTGTTTTTCTTAATCCTTCGCGTTTGGTAATGTCATTTAATTGTTGATTCAGAGACTTGTTTATAGACAACGAGTCTTTCACTAATTCTTTTTCTACATAGGGTACCCAACTATTGTTCTGAAAAACATAAGGCTTTTGTTTGTCTTTCACGAAACACAACATTCCGGTCAATATAACATTTTCTTTATACCAAGCTTGAATAATAGCATCGTCTTTGTAAAATGTTTGTTGTGTCTTGTTAGACGAGTTTAAATATTTTTTTATTTCATTTTCGAATATTTTTTCATTTTTATAAGGTGTTGTATCTATTTTATTCCACAATAATGAAATCGAGGATAGTCCGGTCGCCAAGTCTCTGAATATGGGCAATATATCGGCGTCTTTTTCGTCTTCATTATTATATATTTTATCATATGTTTCTTCATTGGCTTCTTTATTTGCGTTTAATTGAGTCATAAGATTTTTTACATTCGTTTCTTTTAGAGCTGGATTGAATAAATCATAAAACAATAAAGTATGATTTTCATACAATGAACTCTGAAATAATTCACTATTACTATAAAATTCTTCTTTAAAAGGAAGAGTCAAAATAGAATTCATAAAAAAGGCATTTGTTTTGTATGTTTTTGGTGTATTTAACATAGGTAAACGTTTCAATGAATTATAATATTTAATGTTACTATGGACTAGTTTTTGTATAGCATTGTATTGACTTTGGTTCAATTCGTATAAGTGAAATAAAGATAATTTTCTTACATAATCGTAAATGTTGTATAATTTACTATCTATATAAGGTAATATGTTTTCCATATTAGGAATAATATCATCTAAAAAAGAATAAAATGGTTTATCTTTATGTAATATTTGATGGTCTTTGGTAAAAAGATATTCTTTAGACCCTAATACATAATTATCTTGTATATAAGATGTGGGTTCTATTTGGTTCAACAAACTATTCATTTTTGAACTACTTAACAAATTATTCAATGTGTATATACTTGGTATAATGACGCCATCCAACGGAACTTCTTCACTGGTTTGTAATGAATACATATCGGCGTGATATATGTTTCTTTGCATTTCTTCATTTACATCTATTTTATGTAATATGACGTGAATGGGTTCCGACGTCTCGTGTAATGTTTGATTTTTTTCATAATCTACGTGTAAAGTTTCTAAATTGGTTTCATTCACTTGTAGCATTTCATTGTAATTTTTCTCATTGACATCATTGGATTCTAATAAAAAATGGGATTCAAACCTAGGTGGAAATGTGGTGTCTATGATTACCTTTAATTTATTCAAGTCACCACGTTTAGGTAAAATATCCGAATCTGGATAATAACGAATATTAGTATGTTCACTAATATAACTAAATAAACCATTACGAATGGAATCCAACATAGGATTCTTGTTTAATGATGTGAACATATAGTTGTTTTCTTGATTGTAATATTTTTGATTAATTTCAATATATCTAGCAATGATAGTATTGATTTCTTTCATTTGTGTATAATCTTTTAAGTCTGTATGTTTAGTCAATTCTTCTAATAATTCTTGAACTTGTTGCTCCATGGAATAATAATATGTTTCGTCTTTTTCTTCTTCTTGGATTGTTTCTGGACTATTTTCTATATTTACCTTTTCTTCGCCATCGTAAATATATTCTTTTTTGGTTTCGAGGGTTTGTATATCTTCTATATAGTCCGGTAAACCTTTATAATTGAATTGAAATATTTCAGTGGGTGAAGTGTCTTCGTTTGAAAAAGTGACGTGAATACTATCGTCTTTTATTTTAATGATTTTACCTTGACGTCTTTTATCTTTGTATTTTATTTCTATTAAACTGTTTAAATAAAGACGCTTTAATTCACATATTCCCCGTAGTTGTGGTTTATACACTATGCTATATTGATTGATTTGTTCATTTGGTATTTCGATTGTTTTAGTCGGTTCATCGCTTGGTATCATAATGATATTTGTATCTTCTATTCGATAAATAAAAAATAATTTTGAATAATCTGATTGCTTATGTTTAACTATAAATCCATATTCCATTATATAGTATATTTATTTATTTTTACTAAATACTTCTTTCACTTGTTGAATATCTTGTTTTATTTTTTCAAACACATCCAACAAAATTTGTTTTAATGTATCTTCGTCTTTCATTTCTTTCCATACCAATTGGACCAAAGAATGTTTGTCGTGTGGATGTTCTTTTTTGAAAGCCACAAATTTAAAATACTCTGATTTATGGTTATAAATATACTTTTCGATCAATTTGCCAAACGTGTAATCGTCTTTCTCCAATTGAAGAATCAACATTTTGTCGTTTTCAGAAATGGTTTTTTCATACATATGAATATTACCTTCTAATGGAATAATGGGGACATACGATTTAATATGTTCATCGATAATTTCTCGAGTCAATTTGTCCAATGTGTCTAACATTTTTTCACAAGCATAATATATAATTTCGGCATTACTATATACACCTATGGTTTCAATGACAAATGTAAAATGATTAGGAATAAATAGTCGTTGGGCGTCTAATAGTCTAAAATCTTCTTGTTTATCTGGTTCTATGGTATTGACCTTTTTCTCTACTAAATCACGATTTTCTGTATTGAAAAATAAACATTTAGATACCATATTCCAACAAGCATCTTCTTTTGCGCTTCCAATGGAAAACTGAATTTCTGCCATAAATTCTTCGGGAGGATCATTGTCGCTAATCCTTGGGTAAAGATAGCATATTGGAATAGGGTCTTCGTAAAATAGTTTTTTTTTCACAAGAACATCTTTTTTATATAAAAGAATATCATCGGTGGTCAATACTCTTTTTTCAGTAGTTTCATTTTTAACATGAATACGAAGACTATATTCTTGAATCAATTGTTTGAATGTTTCTCGTTTAGGTAGTAAAATAGGAATACAAGATAATCGGTGCTTGATATATTCGTTGTTGAATTTTGTATTATTTTTTTTGATTTGTATCAAATTTTCTTTATGCGGAAATCCGCGAATGACCAAAGAATCTATTTCAGTCAAAACAATGCGTCGTAGTCCATTGATAAGAGACACATCCGCATTTTCAAAATAACAAGTGAGAGTTTTAGGCGTTTCTTCGTAGCGAATGTTGAGCTCCATTTCTTATAGTTATATTATATTTATTATTAAATCAATTTTTAGGGTAAAATCACCATAATAAAAAATATAATATAATTAATGACTAAACACGAATTATATTACAGCAAATATTGTAAATATTCTACCATTATTTTAGATGAAATGAACAAACAAGGATTACACGAAAATTATGATTTTATTTGTATTGATACAAGAAAAATGGTAGACAATGTATATCATATTCAATTGTTAGATGGAAACACGAAAACATTGCCTCCGATGATCAATCGGGTTCCTATATTATTGTTAAAACCAAATTATGAAATATTAAGTGGTAATCAAATTTTAGACTATATAAAACCTCAATCAAAAACAATTGATGAAGAAAAAACATTATTAGTCAATGAACCTATGAATTTTTCATTAGGAAAAGACAATAGCGTATCAGGTGTCATGAGCGACTCTTATAGTTTTTTAGATATGTCTCCAGACGAATTATCTGCGAAAGGAAACGGTGGAGAGAGACAACTTTACAATTATTCTACTTTAAATGAAAGCGGGTCTATATCCACCCCAGCTTTAGAAGATAAAAAATCAAAAATAAATTATACATTGGACCAATTACAACAAAAAAGAAATGATGAAATTCATATAAATAAATAACTTTATTTAAATATAATGTCTCAAGAAATGTTTAAAACATTTAATCAAGTTTATTTTGACTTTTTAACTTTCTTGAAAAAATATTCACATCACGATAAAACGTTTCAAACATTTTATAAAAAGAATTACCTTATTAAGCAAACCAATATTAAATTATTCATCAAAGGATGGTATGACAATGTCACCTGTAAATATTATGATTTAATTATGGGAGAAAATACAAAAGAATTTTTAGAACACGACTTTACGCAGGTGGTTACTTCTGATAATAGCAATACTATTTTGAAATACATACATATATTTCAAACCAAAAACATGGATGTAAGCATTATAGAAGAATTTATGGGATTTATTAAACATTTAACAAAAATAAGTTATATGTATTTTAAATAAATTATATTTAAACAAATATATTTATCATTAACAATGGAAGGGTTTTTGACTATTGTAAATGATTTAAAAAACGATTTAAGAATCACTTTTCCAGAATTAACTGAGTCATTGAATGATTTATCAGATAATATTGTATACGATCATTGTGTAAGCGCGATCCCTCCTTTATTTTTAGATATTTTATACGAAAAAGAAGAATTGTTTGATGAACCACGTTATTTATTACCAAACATTGATTTTTCGCTTTTAATGAAAGATGAAACGTTAAGCCCCAAAACAAGAACGACTTTATGGAAATATTTACAACTAATATTATTTTATACCATAGAAAAAACCCCGTTTGAACAAGAAAATTCCGTAAATGAAAAAATGGAAAAAACAATGGAAGAAATGCGAAATATGTTTAATGAAAGCGATATATCCAATACATTTCAAAATATGTTCAAAGATATATCCAATGATGATTATTTGAATTCGAACAATATGAAAGATTATATGGACACTATGATGAATGGTAAAATTGGTTCTATTGCGAAAGAAATCGCAAATGAGACAGCACAAGAATCCAATACGAATCCCGAAGACTTTATGAAAGAAATGATGAGCAATCCGCAAAAAATAATGGGATTGGTTCAATCGATTGGTTCTAAATTAGAGACAAAATTAAAATCAAGCGAAGTAGACCAAGAAGATATGATGAAAGAATCGATGCAAATGATGGAACAAATGAAAAATATGCCTGGTTTAAAAGAAATGATGAGTAAAATGGGGTTAAATGATAAAAAAATGGATTTTAAATCGATGTCGCAAAAAATGGATCAACTTTCCAAACAAGAAGCCACCAAAGAAAGGATGCGTAAAAAAATGGAACAAAAAGAAAAAGCCGAAACAAATGCTTCTTTAGAAAAAAACACAGATGGCGACTTCGTGTTTAAAACCCCCGGACAACCTCCAAAAAAATCCAATCGTAAAAAGAATAAGAAATCAAAAAAAGAATAATAAATATATATAAGAATGTCTTTTTGGATAGAAGACCCCGCTGTATTATTTCATTCTGACCATATCACAGAAATAATACCAAGCACACCTTTACAACAACCTACAAACTTAAACGCTTTGTCTCGATTGATTATTTTATTTAGTCTTTTGTTATATGTTATTAGTAAACGATATTTATTTTTACTATTAGGAATTATTCTTTTGGGGTTTGTTGTATTATATAGAAAAGAAGGATATACCAATATAAATTTAGAAGGTCCGACATATTCCAATATTAATAAGTATTTATCCGATATAAATCCATTGGGAAACACGTTAATGAATGAATATAAATATGACCCTAACAAAGAAGATAGTGTCTCTAAAACAATGTTAGAAGCAAATAGTTCTTATGGAAAAACGGCTTCATATGAAACAAACTATAATAACGATACCGAAAAAAAAATTAATGATAAAACCAAAGAATTTATTTATAAAAATAACGAAAACAATAGCAATATCAAAGATTTATTTGAAGATAGTGTAGACAATATGGAATTTGAACATCAAATGAGGCAATTTCATACAACGCCCAATACAACTATACCAAATGACCAATCTAGTTTTTTGAATTATTGTTATGGTATTTTACCATCGGATAAATCTGTAATTTCACATTAAAAAAATATTATATTATATAAATTATGACACAAATGGTAGATTTTGCGTTTAACCAGTTGTCTCGTATTGGCCAAGATGAAGCGACGCATACACAAGAAAATATAATGAATTCAAATATGTCTAATTATACCATATATAATCCTTATTCAAACAATTGTTTAGGAGGTCTAGACGTTGCTGTGAAACAACCCAATGTATTTGTAAACAAATCGACACACCAATTGGGGCCACTTGGTTGTAATGTAAATGACAATAGTTTATTGAAAAAGAGTATATTAACCAACCCAAATGTAAAACTTACATTACACGAACGTCCTTATAAAACAGTTCCTTTTTTAGGAAAAGGCAACGTAGATGTATATCAAGAAAATAAATTAAGACTAGGAGACACATTTAAAGAAAAAAAAAGTGTATCTCAATTTAATGAACAAACGTTTTTTGATGTTGAAAAATATCCTATGCATTCTAATATTAAGAAAAAAATGAATCAATCTAAAATAGAAAGCGACGCAGAACCTTCGTGGGTACGCGGAGGCACAGATACACGCTTGTTATATCAAAATGTAGATTATTGTAAAAAATAATCATATAGTATAATATGGCTTCTACAAGTAATAAAAATCAGGTCTCAGACTACAATGTTAAAAAAAAGGAAAGTCTTCATATGAATAAACGCATGTTAGATAGTAATTATGGTGTTCATAAAGAAACGAATTTTATGGAATTAGGGTCTATTCCTATTTTCCGTGGAAATCAATTAGACAATAATCATATTGATGTAGAAAGTATGTTGCGCGGTATTCGTTCCACCAATTTGGAAGGACCTTCTTTTAGGGCGTCCCCTGAAAAAAAAACATTAGACCATAAATCTTGGTTTGAAAGACCCCATATTGTGTATCCAGAGCCATACGAACACTCGTTGACCCAACGCCCAAACTATTTGAATTAGATTATATATATTCTATTAATATATATAATAATGGCATTCACTCGATTTTCAAACGACGTGGGTGTTCAAGAAAAAAGATTAGAAGAATCTGTTTTTTCTGGTATTTACGCATTGAATACACCCGGTAATGGAATGAATAATCCATACATAGATGATGTACACATACGTTTACAAAAATGGGGAGGTAATTTATACGAAAAATCCACCAATATTGAAAGTGAATTACGTACTATGCACATAAAACCTGACCGAGATTATAAAATACATCCTGAAAAACAGCATTATAAAAAGTCTTATCCTTCCAAACATTTTTCGGTGGACGAAACACGTGCGACTTTACCTGCTTGGAAATTTCGTAATCATGAACAAACCATTGAATATGACCATTTACATAAAGACCCACAAACCAATATATTTATTCCTTTTCAGCATAATTTAAATACTAGAACATTAGAAAAAGATTATTACAATAAAAATAAAAAATAAACTATATTATAATGACCGAGCTTGTAGTAGCGACTATGTTATTAGGCGGTGCCTATTTAGTATCCAATAAAAAGAAAGAAAATTTCGAAGAAATAGACGTCAACCTAAAGAAAAGTATAGTAAACAATAGTTCAAAATCTACACTGGCACCTAAAAGCGAGCCCTTAACCACGAGTGTCCAAAAGTTTTTTCCTTCAGAAGAAAATTCACCAAATAGTAATTTTACCCATAATAATATGACTCCATTTTTTAAAAAGAAATCATATGGAAATAATTTATTTAATTCAGACAATCGTTTAGATACATATACAGGAAGTGGAAGTAATACCATTGTAAAAAAGGAAACCGCTACATTGTTTAAACCTCAAGATAACGTACAAAACGTTTTTGGTAATCCAAATGAAAATGATTTTTTACAATCGCGTGTGATAGAATCGAAGAGACACGCAAATACAAAACCATGGAAAGAAATTCGTGAAGGTCCTGGTGATTTAGGGTTTAATTCTGGTGCCCAATATCGCGATCAAACCCGTCCCAAAACGGTGGACCAATTGCGTGTAGCCAATAACCCAAAATCCGAATATAATAATAATTATCAAGCACCGGCATATAAACCAAGTCAATCTGGTCAAATAGGAAAAACCATAAAAAAAAATCCGGACACGTATCACGTAAATGACGGTGTAGGTGGAATGGGGCCGGCTCGGGGTATGGATAAACAAGGAGAAAAACCTTTACAAATGCTCACCCATGAACATCGCGAAAATACAAGCGTTTCATATTATGGTGCCCGAGGAGCAAGTTCCAATACCACCTATACAAAAGGAAATAATGAAGAAAGTAAAAAAATACAACTTCCGGGTAATCCTTTCACAAATATGTCATCCCAAAGTGTATTTCATGTATCTGACCATGGTAAAAACGGTATCAATGTGTTAGAAAATAACCGAAGCACCAAACAAGATTATTTTGGCGCCATAAAGGGGCAATTATATGCGAATACGGTGGAACCGATTGTCAATCAATGGAGACCTACAAAGAAGCCCATTGAACATCCCAATCCAGTAGGGTTTATGGGAAATACCCAAAAGAAACATATGGTTTCGAATGAATACGCACCAACCACAAACCGCGAAATGATGAGCGAAACAAAACCACATATGAACGTTCAAGGTCATAATAGTCATTCATATATACAAACAAACCCATATTCTTCTAAATCACAAAGACATACTACGTCACATAGTGTTTTAGGAAATGCGGGAGGAATTAGCGCGAAAACGTCTTATGATGCTACATATAATCAAAGAAATATACAAAAACCATATGAAAATCGTATAGCCACCGGCAATATGAGTTTATACAATGGAAATATAAACGCATCGATAAACGGGCGGGAACAATCTAATATAAGAGGCAATGCTCTCTATGCTCCTAGCAATGACACGCCTCATATTTTAGGAGAAACCACCAAACAAACGCAAAAATACGAAAGTCCACAAGGGATTGATAATAGTATTTTAAAAGCGTTTAAAGAAAATCCTTACACTCATTCACTATCTAGTGTTGCTTAAAAATAATATAATAAAAACACATATACTCCATTATGCAAGATTGTTTTAGTAAATTCGGTAAACACGTACCACATATATTATTTTATGGTGATACTGATTTTAATTTGTTGAAAGAATTAGAAATATATTATCCAAAAGGAACAATGTCCAAATATATATTAACGTTGTTTTGTGGTACGTGTAAAGGTATAAAAAACATTCGCGAAGACATAAAGTTGTTTTCAAAGCAACAATTGTCTCCGCTTATTTTATTTAAGAGTATTATTTTATACGATGCCGAATATTTGACGGTAGACGCTCAATATTCTTTAAGACGAAGTATTGAAATGTATAGTCATTCTACACGATTTTTTATTTTAACCAAATACAAATATAAATTATTACAACCTATCCGGTCTAGGTTTATTCCTGTATATATTCCTGAACCAAAACATAATATACAAAAAATACCTTATCATAAAATAAAAGAACTTATGACAAAAGAGGATGATGTGATTGATATAGTAGACGAATTATATGCCAATGGTATTTACGGAGAACAAGTGGTTGTGTGGCTGAAACATAAGATAAACAATTACGAAGATTTGCAATTTCATTATAAGGTATTGTTTAAACAACTAAAAAATGAGAGATTTATTTTATTGTATTTAGTTTGTCTCTTTCGTAATAATAAAGAATTATAAATATATTTTATTTTTATGGATGACTTTACTTCTAATATACTGAATGAATCTAAAAACGAATGGTCCGTTTTATTAATAAATCATATGACGTGCCATATTATCGAAGGATTTAAGTCTATTTTTGACGAAGCTTTACAATTGTGTCAAAACAACGATGAACCAAGTAAATATCTAATGACGTATCAAAATTTGTTGTCACGTGTACCCAATTGGAATCAATCTATTGTTGAAAACGAAAAAAATCGTATTATAACGAAATCGAAATGTTCTTATTTAGAAGATTTGGTCACTTGCGTTCATATTATTCAATTAAAATTATTAAGTTGTGTTCGCGTAGGTAATGAAAATAAAAAAATAAACATAGATTTGCCTGATTTAAGTTTATTTTTACATAAAATATATATTAATATTTCTCGTAAGTTATATTCTAATATTTATTTGTTTGAATTGGACATCCCACCTTTAGAAAAACAAAAAAGAAATCGTGAATTTGAATTGTTGGTTCAAACCTCCATTATGAATACGATTCGTGACCAATTGCCTGTAGAACAACTTCTAAGACAATACATAGATGAAACACAAGAAATTGATGTTTTAAAAGTAGAAAAAACCGGAATCGTTACGAAAAAAGAACCAAACCCTTTTCCCTCACATGAAGAAGAAAAAATAGTTTTGCCACCACGCGAAGAAGAAAAAATAGTTTTGCCACCACGCGAAGAAGAAAAAATAGTTTTGACACCACGCGAAGAAGAAAAAATAGTTTTGCCACCACGCGAAGAAGGCCCGATTTACCCTCCCAAAGAAGAATTATTTGACTCACCTAAAAAAATATCTTTTAGCGATGAAACAGACAATTTATCGTTTAAAAGTGACATTATTTGTTTAGGGGACAAACCCACAAAAGATATCCCACTAGTAAACGAGTCAGAATTAGGTATAGTATATTTGGATGATAGTATTATTGATTTAGACACGGAAGGGTTATTTTAATTTCGTAAAAGAATAATAATTAAAACCTATTATTCTTTTAATGATGGAATACGAGCATATTTATGTATCTTTTATTGTATCGGTTGTATTTTTTATAGTCAAACAGTTTTTGTATCGTAATAAACCTATACAAGAACAAAATAAAATGTTTTTCAAAGAATCGTTTTACTTATTTTGTATTCTTTTAGCATGTTTATACATGAAAGATTATTATTTAAAAGTTCAAAATACAAATACTGAAATATTTATAGGCGATCCTTCATTTTAATCAGTTCATCTATGTTGACATATTCATCTAATGGATGGGTTATGTAGTCTTTGAAACACGCGTGGTCAAATTGTTTTTCAGGTACATGTTTATTTACATTACGAGCAATCATTTTATATAATTTAAAATCTGGATATCTTTCGTCGCCATTTTTTTTATACATTACATTGTTTCCACTATCGTCGTGTATCCATTCAATAATCATATCATACAAAGGTATTTTTCGAAATACATCAATGTCGTCCAAGCTATCTATAATAAAATCAAACATAGAACACGCAAGCCGGCATAAATCAAAACTATAATTGGGCTCAATAGTGTTCTTATTTGAATTTAAGAATGGTTCACAATTATATTGACCATGTGCGGTTCCATTTGGAGAAAAACTATCACTACATAAACGTGTATTTTTGTAAGTATAAATAGCACGACCAAAATCAATTAACTTGTATATTTTTCCATACGTAGGTACTTTATAATATATGTTTTTTATTTTGTAATATAGGAATTCTTCTTTTGTCTCAACAAACATAATATTATTCGTATGTAAATCGTTATGGGTAAATTCAAATACATTTTGGTATAAATATAAGATAACAATTGTTTGAAACATAGCGCTCGTCAATTCTTCTACGTTTATTTTATCTTTTTCGAATAAACTATCTAACGTATCCACGCATTTTTCTAACAATATATTCTGAGTAGGTATTTTTTTAATAATTAATGTTAATTCATCCATAAAACTATTTTCACTTGATGTATCGGTCGTGGTGTCATCGAATGAATCATCGTCGTCTTCGCTATCTTTAGACGATTCATCACTTGAAACATTTTCATCGTCGTCTTCGCTATCTTTAGACGATTCATCACTTGAATCATCGTCATCACTCGCTTGTTCGACGTTACCTAATGATTTATGTATTAAATTCATAGAATCATCTTCTATAGTATGGTCTATTTCTTCATTTGGTTCTTGTTCGTCTTCTAATGTATCGCATTCAATCTCACATAAAATATCACCCAATTCGATGGGGGGTTTTTTTAAATTTGAAAATAAAGAATGAATTTGGTTGTCTTTAAAATGAAACAGCTTATTTAAATGTTCATTAAAATAATTGGAGTCACATAAATATTCAAAATCATCGGCAATATTGATTTCGCAATTTTCTTTCATCGTTATGAAACTATCATATACTTCTATGCCGTGTTTATAATTATTTATATTTAACTTATTGGATAATATGTAAAAAAAGTTATCTACATAAGCATAATTGTGTATAGAATGTATATATTCTTCGTAAATGTTATTTATGTTTCTTTCTTTAGAAGGTAAAACACAAATATCGTATTTTTTATATTTGCCAATTAATAATTTTATATAATCTACAAGCGGGATGGTTTTCATAAAACATTGTGTTTCTTTACCTTCTATGGTCAAACTATAATGATTGTAATCCATTTGTTCTTTGTATTCAAATAATTTGGATGTATAGTCTATATGGTATAAATCAAATATAGGATTAAAAGACGTTTTATTCATTTATATGAATATATAAATTCGTAGGTTGTTTTAAACTAATCGCGTCTTAATTAAAATAAACATATATTATTATAACTATATGACACTTAACTTAAAAAAGTTTGACATGAAGCGTATTACCTTTTTAAAAGATGAAAATAAAGGTCCTGTTATAGTATTGATTGGTCGTAGAGATACAGGTAAAAGTTTCTTGGTGCGGGATTTATTATTTCATCACGTAGACATACCAATTGGAACTGTGATCTCTGGAACAGAGGCGGGTAATGGATTTTATTCCGCTCATGTTCCTAAATTATTCATACACGACGAATATAATACTGGCATTATTGAAAATATATTGAAACGACAAAAAGCTGTAATGAAACAAATAAACAAACAAATCGAAATATATAAAAAGAGTTCTATAGACGCCCGCACGTTTGTCATTTTAGACGATTGTTTATACGACAACGGTTGGACGCGCGATAAGATGATGCGTTTATTATTTATGAATGGACGGCATTGGAAAGTGATGCTTATTATTACAATGCAATATCCGCTTGGCATTCCTCCCACGCTTCGTACCAATATTGATTATGTATTTATATTGCGCGAACCATATATTGCCAATCGTAAAAGAATTTATGAAAATTATGCTGGTATGTTCCCGACATTCGAATCGTTTTGTCAAGTGATGGATCAATGTACTGAAAATTACGAATGTTTAGTCATAGACAATAATGTAAAATCCAATCAATTACAAGACCAAATATTTTGGTATATGGCGGAGCATCATCGCGACTTTAAACTAGGCTCAAAAGAATTTTGGGAAATGTCTAAAAACTTAGGGTCAGACGACGAAGAAGACCAATACAACCCGGGAGATTATAAGTCTAAAAAAGGACCAAAAATAAGTGTGAATAAAACAAAGTGGTAATTATTCTTTTTCTTTTCTTTGTAAATGAATTACATTGTCAGCATAAGGTAAGATTTCTGGGTCATGACTTATCGCGATAACTGTTTTATTTTTTGTCTCGTGGACAATCATATTTACAATTTTTTGTCGTGTTTCTTTGTCCAAACTGGACAAAGGTTCATCTAAAATAAGTACGCCTTTGTTTGGTTTTAAAATACCACGAACCACCATAATGATTTTTTGCATACCCAATGATAAATGTGAACCATTTACACCACTATTGCTTTCTATTCCAAATTCCAATGGACTATAATAATCCAACAAATCATATGTTTCCAATAATTTTATGACATCTTCTTTTGTAGTATCGTTGCCATATTGTAAATTATACAAAACGCTTTCTTCAAACAAAATGGTCCGTTGATTTACATAATATATATTTTCACGCACATCGGTTTCGCATATATCGACTGAATTCAATTCATCGTATTGTATAGAGCCTTTTGTAGGTTTATACAATTTTACAATTAATTTCATAATGGTTGTTTTACCTGACCCAGATTTACCCGTAATCACATTAATTTTTTTATGTTCAAAATGTATATTTACATTTTTTAAGATATAATTTGATTTTTCATCATATTTATAACTGACATTGTTTAATTTTATGCTATAAAATGGCTTGATTGGTTTACAAACAATTTTTTCATCAATCGACTCTACAATTTCATTCATTTTAACAAATTTAGATATATTATAATATTCGCCAAGTGTTTCATAGATAAATTCATCTTGAATGTTTTTGTATAACAATAATATGATGATGACGGTATATATTATATTACGTTCTTTAAACATCAACTTATAAAATATTATAAACAATGAAATATAGCTAATTATATTTATTAAAAAAACGATGAATGTTTGAGTTACAAATGTTTTAATTAGTCTTTTCATTAAAATATCTTCTTTTTCGTCTATTTCATCGATTTCTTTTTGTATTAAATTATCAAAAATAATATTCATTAAGTTTTTGACTTTGTCATTTATAAAATTACTATTTTGAACAACGGTTCTTTCTACTTTTATTGTATTACTTAAATAAGAACTATGATTTAAAAATAATAAAGATATTACGATTATCATTTGAATTAAAAATATAAGAAAAATAGGTATGCTTATAGTATACAAATAAATACTTATAATAATTAATGAAAGAAAAAAAGGTATACATCTACTAAAAATGTAAAGAATAAATATTTTTACTGAGCTGAATGAATTTTCAACTATCCATAAAATGTCCGATTCTGGAATTTCTTTGAAATGTTTGCTATATTTTTCGAATATTTTTTTCAGAATAGTTTTTTTAAAATAATTGGTTGTTTTACTAACTACATCTATCTTTTCAATATAGTCTTTTAAACATATAATAATTGTTGTAATTGTAAATATACCACCTAATACATACAATATGCCCATTTTACTGAAACTCAACAAAGTTTTTTGTATATTTTCCCCAAATACATCTTTTTTGTTTAACGATGATTCCATAAATAAAGATATTGTCTTTGGTATAACAATGGTGGTTATAAAATTTAATATTAATGTTAAACATAAATATAGAAAAAAAACAACTTTATTCTCAATAATATATTCGGTTATTATATCATAAATGACCGACATTATATATTTATAATATAATATATATATGACAAAAGGAAAATCCGTAACTGGAACTAGAAAAGTAAATTCTGGAACTAGAACTAGTAGTAGAACTAGAAAAGTAAATTCTGGAACTAGAACTAGTAGTAGAACTAGAAAAGTAAATTCTGGAACTAGAAAAGTAAATTCTGGAACTAGAACTAGTAGTAGAACTAGAAAAGTAAATTCTGGAAACTTCACTAATATAAATCCCAGTACAATAGGCCACGACCTTTTTAAAAAATATCAAAATGAGGTCTTTTACTCAGATATGGTGGATGAATATTTTAGTTCAAATGAAGAATTCAGCAATAGTAATAATTCTCAGTTGTCAACAACGGGTACGCTCGTTGAAGCACTCCCAAGCTCTATTCATAACATACAAGAAAATATCGATGTTCTAGATAGTAAAATATGTAATATTGAATCATTTTATCAAGAACTAATAGACCACTTTGAAAGTATTAATGTATTAGAAAGAACAAATACACTAGATAATACAGAAAAAACACTTACTGACAGTATGCCATTTTTTCAAATGGTGAAACAAAGTAACGTACAACAAGCAATAAGAATAAAACAAATCGCAAAACAATCAAATCGCCCTTATCATAAATATCTAGATATTTTAATTAGCTCATATCGTTATAAACTGATAACAGCCCTTGCTACAAAAGGAAATATTTGTTACGCGGTAAAATATTTTTCAAATAAGGAACCTGAAGATTATTTATATTTAGAAAATTTATTAGGATTATTGAAATTAACTTTATTTAGTGTAAATAGAGAAATGAGACAAATATGGAAAGATAATACTCCAACCGACCGCTATGTGTTAAGTGGAGGTAATATTTTCTTTGTGTTAGCTGGTGTATTATTGTTTTTAAACGAACAACACACCAAGACTCATGATATGTTGAATAATATAAAGAAAAATATTTTTACTGTTTATCCTACTTTACATGAAGGGTTAACTATATTATTTTCATCAGAAGAATTCAAGGTATGCTTAAATGATATTTTATTAAATATGAGTGACATTGATTGTTTATTTATTACTAAACAAGAAAAATATGTAGATAACACAAAACAAGACATTAAGAATATTAATTTAATATCCGCATTAACACTTCGTAAAATAATGAATTCACCATATTATATAAAATTATTTCCATTTTTGAATAGACCAAATACTGAAGAAGAAATTCAATATAATAGCGAATGGACCAAAAGTAGTATGAAAAATCAATCCAAAATGACATTGATATTCCCTAAAAAAATGAATATACCAATCGGTTTGAGGCAAACCAGTACGTATATAGAAGAATTACCTATTTATTTAAATAGAATAAAACAAGGTTACGCCCCTTTAACCGGTCATCTTGGGAGTTGTTTTGATGATGATACAAAGAAAAAATTTAAATCAAAATATGGCGAATGTATCGATTTATCTATAGGTAGTATACAAAATGAATTTTATAAACATAAATTCGTTTATTATGTAGAACATAACAAGTATTATTGTATAGAAGTATTACATGGAGAATTAGAAGAAATTTTAAGAAATAAAGCAGACGATAAAACAGAAAAAAGACAAAACCGAATGTTATTTTTAAAATATTTGTCGTCCACATTAACAAACCCAGTGGTAAATGAAATTCTTAGAATTATTTTTGAAGAAATAGATGACCCTTTTTAATTTATTTCGCTGTTCGTTTTTTCGCTGTTCGTTTTTTAGCTGTTCGTTTGTTGCTCTTGGAATTTTTGCTCTTCGTTTTGTTGCTCTTGGAATTTTTGCTCTTGGATTTATTGCCATTGGAATTTTTGCTCTTGGATTTATTGCCATTGTTAGAATTTAAAGAAACACTTTTCATAGAAATAGATGAATTATTGGCAGAATTCTTGTTTATAAAACTATTTATGTTGGATTCAGTCATTTCTTCATTCATTATAGTTGTAGTACCATTATTGGAACTCACAATAGAAGGATACCCGTGTACTACGTCTTTTAATGGGTGATTTAATTGAGATAAAGCATCATTATCTACTTCTACTATTTTTATAGATTTATTAGAATTATTATTTTTTACCTTTTCCCAATGCGGTTTCATATTTTGACAATGATGACATAAAGGATGGAAAAATAAAATAATACAATTTCCACGTGTTTCATTATTAAATCGACTTGCGTTGTGTTTATTTAATTGAATGACGTTCATTATATTATATAGCTATATAATATTATGAAAAGAAAAATAATAATATTCGTTCTTTTATTTTTTATAATGGGCATTTTATTTATTACCAATGACACTATGAAACACGAACCATTTGTAAGTGGACAATGTCCTACCACTATGATAAAAAACGGCGAACATATTATGGTATATAATCCAAAAATGGCTAAAATCCCGGGCGTGAACCCTATTATATTAAATGATTTAGAAGATTACAAAGAATATGTACGATGGCAAAAGAAGAATAACTTAGATTGTCCTATTTTACATTTAGAACGCGTATTTGATACCCAAGGACAAGAAATGTATGAAATAAAACCGAGTTTTGCCACAGACATACCAGTTGGAGCCTTAAATCATAGTATGCCAAACCTAAACAACTCTAGTAAAGGATTAGACGCGTCTAGAGACAATAAACCATTTAACCAAGCCTTTTTGCCTGGAATAGACCCGTATAATCAAACCCCTGGAGTAGGTAGTGATAAAATAATTACATATCCAAATAGTGAAAATATAGCACCAGTGGATTATTTACGCAGAAAGTGATTCAATGATACAATTGTATTTTTATTCAATGTTTTTGTTTTGTTATCTTTCACATAAGTAAATGTTTCAAACAAATTTGGGTTTTCTTCTAATTCCGAGAAAATATTATGTATTGTTTTCCATTTTTCTAAAAGAACTCTTGAAATAGTGGTGCTTATACCAGGAATTTGACATAACATATATTCACTAATATTTTCTTTGTTGATTTGGTTGTTTTTCTTTTTAGTTAAAATACTACATGAATTGGGTTCTTTTTTTTCTTTATTTGTTCTTTCATAAAATTTTACAATATATTCAACGCTTTCTTTGGTAGATTTAGTCATAATTACAAAGAATTCTTTTTCGTACGTTAAACTATAAACACAACTCCTGAGAGCTTCTTTTGATATACCATATGATTTATATAAATCTAAATTCCCTTCTAAAAAATAATATATTTTATATCCTTCTGATTTAGCTTGTAATAATCGTTGACTTTGTTCTTTATATCGTCCATCTGTTATGCTACAAGCTAAATCTGACCATTTTTTGCGTTCAATAATTATTTTGTCTGTAATCAATATATCTCCTAAATGTAAAGCTTCTGTCTTTATACATCCATCATATTTGTCTCCCAATAATAATTTCATTTCTTGAATAATATCTGTTTCACGACAATCAATTACTATGGAACTCATATACATAAATAAAGTATATCTTTAAATTACATCGCGGTATTATTTCGTCCGCGCGGGTTTACATATGGTCGGCAACCTCCCGCTTGATTTGCCGAACAACATTGAAGATTAGACTGACCGGTTAGAGAAAACGATAAGCCGGTAGGCGTTTTACTTTTTAAAATATTATTTGGGATACTTGCGAATTCCCATCCGTTGACTAACCCAGCTTCTTTATTTCCTGTCGAACAAGCGTCGGTGTGGTTCACTCTTGATTGTATTCTGGCAATGTAAGGCATATATATATATATATAATATTTTATTTAAATAATTGATATATAATTATACAATGGATGAAAATTCAAATCCCTATAATGAAAAAAACATTAAAATTAAAAAAACAGACATAGAACAGATTTTACGCAATTATCACATATACCATAAAGTAAAACATATGGAGATTTGGGAAAGAGCATTTGTGAATAGTTCTTATATAAAACAACCTAATATTATGTATAGTTCGTGCCCGTTTAATTGTTTAGAATTAAAACAAAGTTCAAACGAACGGCTTGAATTTATTGGTGACGGTATATTAGAATTGATCACTAAATATTATTTATATAAGAGGTTTCCAGATGCGGACGAAGGATTTATGACCGAAAAAAAAATTAATTTAGTAAAAAATGACCATATTGGTAAATTGGCATATAAATTAGGATTACATAAATATTTATTGTTATCCAAACAAAGTGAAGAAAAAAAGAATCGTTGTAATTATAAGAAATTGGGGTGTTTATTTGAATCTTTTTTAGGTGCTTTATTTTTAGACACCAATGAAACACAAGATGAATTATTTTTAATGGGCAATGGGATTCAATATTGTCAATTGTTTATAGAAAACGTATTTAATAAGTTAGTAGATTGGACTGAAATTTTGGAAAACGACGATAATTATAAGAATATTTTTCAAGTAAAAATACAAAAAGAATTCAAATGTACGCCTGAATATAAAATAATCCAACAAGACGAAGAATTAAGATATACAATGGGCGTATATTTATATTTGAATTCAAAAGATACTTCTTCCACAAAGTTTGAACTCATTAAAAATCTTGAACATATCAAACCAAATACCAATGTACATTTTGGAACAGGGGTTCATAAAATCAAAAAAAAAGCGGAACAATTGGCGTGTTTGGACGCATTAAAAAAAATAGAAAAATATATGTAAGTATTTTCTAAATGTATTGTAATGACTGAAAGTAATTTATCTTATCCTTCCACAGATGATTTGTTTTTACAAAATAAAATCGCTGGTAAAAAAGAGTTTGATTATAAATACGATTCAACAAAAAAAACGTGTGAAGATGTATTTTTTACGCTAGCACCTCACCAAGAATTTGTAAAAAGATTTATATCGTACGATAGTTATTACAATGGATTATTATTATATCACGGATTAGGAAGTGGCAAAACTTGTTCCGCCATTGGTATAACCGAAGAAACTCGTAAATACATAAAATATCATATGAATTTTAAACCCGTTATAATTGTAGCTTCTTCCAATGTCCAATCTAATTTTAAATTACAATTATTTGACAAAAATAAATTGGAAAAGGTAAACAATCAATGGGTAATGCGTGGTTGTTTAGGTTCATCGTTGCTGGATGAAATAGGATTGTCTCGAGCCAATAGTTTGGATAAATCCCAAATTATAAAAAAAATAAATAAACTAATCAAAAAATATTATGTGTTTATGGGATACATCGAATTCTCTAATTTAATAGATACGCATAACAAAGAATCATTAAAAAAGGAATTTCAAGACAGAATGATTGTGATAGATGAAATACATAACATAAGAACCACGAAAGAAGGAAATGAACAAAACGATATGCAAAAAGTGGCTCGACATTTGGAACACTTGGTAACCCATGTAAAATATATGAAACTTATTTTTCTAACAGGTACCCCGATGTTTAATGGTCATGAAGAAATCGTCTATATGTTAAATATATTAAACTTAAACGATAAAAACAATAAAGTCAATAAAGCGGACATCTTTAAAAGAAATGGCGAATTTAATAAAGATGGAAAAGAAACACTCATTGCGATGGCGAATGGTTATATATCGTATGTTCGTGGTGAAAATCCTTACACATTTCCACATTTAATCCAACCTAAGCTTTTTGAACCATCACGTTCTTTATTGTCAAGAGAATATCCAAACATTATGTACAATGGTATACAATTCAATGATAAAATAGAACATTTGGATTTATATTTGTCTCAAATAGAAAGTAGACAAAAAGATGGATATATAGAAAACATAGCGAACCTTATTAAAAAAAAATACAAAGGACAAACACCTGGTATAGATAAGTTGAATTATAGCGAAATTTCTAAACCATTACAATGTTTAAATATTTATTATCCATCTACGGAAAAAGATTCACAAGAACAAACGGGTATAGATGCGATCCCTATGAATTATACATTGTCCGGTACACCTAAAGTATATCATTCTTTTCAATATAAAGACCAGAGCAATCCATTTTTTCAAAAAGACAATATTGGAAATTATAGCATAAAAATGAAGTCAATTATAGACAATATAGAAGAAGCCAAAGGAGTTATTTTAATTTATTCACAATGGATTTATTATGGTGTATTACCCATGGCATTATGCCTCGAAGAATTAGGATATAAACGATTCGGCTCAAAAACTCAAAATCTAATCAACAATAAGAAAAAACAATACAGCTATTCTATCATATGCGGAAATAAAGAATTAAGTCCAGATATAGACGAAGAAATAGAAGCTTTGACCAATAATAATACCAATGGCGAAAACGTAAAAGTGGTCATTATATCTCAAACAGGAACAGAAGGCATTGACTTAAAAAATATCAGACAAGTCCATATATTGGAACCGTGGTATAATATGAACCGCATTGAACAAGTAATTGGGCGAGCAAGACGAAATTGTAGTCACAAAGAATTACCTGAAAGTGAACGAAACGTACAAATATTTTTACATTCTTGTAGTTTAGATGAAAATATTGAGTCATTGGATATGTATTTATATCGAATATGTGAACATAAAAACAAAATAATTGGAAAAGTGTCTCGTATGTTAAAAGAAATATCGGTAGATTGTTTGTTGAATGAATCACAAAAAGATTTTTCTAAATTAGAAAGTAGTATTAAATTAACTTTGAGTAATAAAAATGAAGTAGACTTTGAATTAAAAGACAAACCATATACTAATATTTGTGATTATCAAGAAACATGTGAATATATTTGTCAATGTGACAATAAAGATACCATATACGATAATTCAACATATAGTTATAAGCATATTATGAATGACCACTTGGGACAGCAATTAAAACTATATTTCAAAAATAGATATGTATATACATACGATAAACTCAAATATGAAATGTTAAACTTATACCCGTTTATGAAAGACGAAGAATTCGAATATGCGATTGAAAAATTAATGAACGAAGACGTCTATGATAAATACGAAGAGCGTGGCAAAATCATAAAAATACACGATTTATTATTATTTCAACCATACAACAATGATTACGATTATATTAGTACTGAAGAACGAATGAACCCATTGTTATATGAAGATAGCTTCGATATTCAAGAAATCGATGTGACACCAAATGACCCATTGAAAGAGTTCAAAGAATCTATAGAGCGAGATTTAAAATTAATACAAAATACAAAAACGTATAGGAATATGAAAGATAATCAATCCAATTTATTTTTGAAGATGTTAAGCGATGAAGTTTTATTAAAAGACCTTCTTGTTGAAAAACATTTTGAATTTTTGAATGTTTCTGAACAATTGATGGTATTGAATGAATTAGAGACAAATCCCACTATAAAACGACCGATTTATGATACGTTTGTAGAAAACAATAAAATTTTATTATTAGACGAAAATGTTTTGAAACGACAAAGTAAAACATATGAATTTACAAAAAATAAATGGGAAGAAAGTGAATACGACGACGACATAACACCGAAAAAAACAAAGAAATCGAACATATATGGTTATGTAAAACTTACCGGACAAAATAAACGGATTCAAAAAATATCATTTGATTATAAACCTAAAGAAAAAATGGTAAAAAAGACACCGGGTGAAGAAATCAATAAACACATTCAAAGATTAACAAACGATCCTTCTTTTAATATGAAAGAATTTAAAGCTATATTAGAATTGTGTTTTGAATTATTCTTTAGACACTTGGAAAAAATAAATCCAGAGACAAAATATTTTTATTATAAATATGAAAAACTATGATTTATAATTCAACAAAAATAGACCTATAAAAATAAACATTAATCCTATGATGTGATTGTATTCAAATTCGTCTTTAAAATAAAAAAATAGAAATCATTGTAATCATAAACAACATCAATCCTTACCAAATACCATTTACAATACCCAGATTTTTATAATATTTTAACAAGTAAAAATAAATGAGAATGTTAATAGAATACATATATTCATCTTTTTTTGCTACCTTTATATAAAGTAAAATCGCCCAATAATTCAAATAAAATCAATGGTAAAACAAATATTCCATATAATTTATACTTATATTTAATATAAAATTGAATAAAAATATATATATATTATGTATATCATGGACGATTTATTCCAAACACAATTCATTAGTGAAAAAATTAAAGTCGCTTACAATAGACTAGGCAAAGATATGGAAAGTTATTTCAAATCATATGTAGAGTCACATATCGAAGGAAAATGTCGAAATGAAGGCTATATCCGTATTGGCTCATCCAAAGTATTTCATTATTCGTCCGGATTATTACAAGGTTCCGATGTGTATTTTACTGTTATTTTTGAAGTACAATGTTGTACGCCTTACGAAGATATGACACTGACGTGTATTGTAAAAAATATCAATAAAATAGGGATTCGTTGTATTATTCAAGAAGATGAAAATCCAATGAACGTCTTTATTAGCAGTGAACATAATTCACAATTAGAAATGGATAAATATAAAGAAGGCGATAGTGTCCAAGTGAAAGTTTTAGGTCATCGTTATGAATTAAACGATACATTTATAAGTATAATTGCTGAAATTATTTAAATAATACATTACATATGTATGTATGTCGTTAAATCATATGGTTAAAAAAATCGAAAGTTATAATAAAGACGAACAATTGTGTATTTTAGACCTTATTGTTCAAGATAGTCAAGTAGTCTATAACGAAAATCACAATGGTACATTTGTAAAAATGGAAACGTTGACACCTGATACTTTACAAAAAATGGGAGACTATATTCAATACATTGAAAAAAAAGAAAAAGATATTCACGAAGGGGAATTCAAAATGAATGAAATTAAAAAAGATTTAAACATATAAACCATATTTTTTTATGTTCGAACACCATCGCCGCCACTTTTATAATCCACATTTTAAAATACACACACCTTGTATAAAAAAACGTGCGAAAGAACAAGAAAAGGTCTATGATAAACTATTTTACGCAATTTATCATAAACTAAATGAACGCAAAATCTCATTGGACAAATACAATGAAACCATTGAAAAAATAAATGTGATTGAAAAATTAGAACATATTAAACTGAAACATAAAGATAAAATTTTAGAAGATTTACAAGGTAAAAACATACCATTACATTGTTTAAATGCGTTGTGTTATGCATGGAATATAAATATTGTTTGGTATTCAGAATATTTTTTTTATGAATCGATTGTGAAACAAGACGAACCAATTTATTATTTGTCTCATAATTATGAATGGACAAATACTATGGATACAAATAAAATTAAAATAGTAGATTTTTTTAAACCATTAAAAAGTATAAGTTATTATAAGTTAGACGAATTAAAACAAATGGGCGAAACAATGAATATAGATGGCAAGAAAAAAAGTGATTTTTATGAAAAAATCGAAAACTATTTTAAACATTTAAAATTGATTTAATAATGTATATAAGATATATATATGAGCGTTATCGAAAGTTTGAAAAAATTCAACGAGTTGGTCACTTCGCATCAACCATTGGAAATCGAATTTCGATTATCTACAAAAAATAAAAGCGAATTCGAGCATATATACAATGAATTGCTACATTATGGATTTGAACGAAGCGCCGAAAAACATTTATTGAAAGCGTCGTTTAATAAAACAAATGATATGTTGGATAAAGTGCGTTGTGAAGTAGAAGGATTGTCTAACATTAAGGCTTTATGTGAAACCAATGTTTTACCTGAAAACACGCAACATATAAAAAAGGAAAATTTGTATAGAAAAAAGAATGATTACAATATGAATTTAAATATAAGCAAAGAAGTTCCTATGAATAAAACGGTCATCGATGAAATTTATTCAAAATGGAAAAATACAAAAAAAACATTTAGACTAATGACACGTCTTACTTTACAGCACCCCAATATGCCCGGATTTATTATAGATATGAGCATTGTTAAAATGAGGCATAATGCTCTACATTTTAAAGACTCTGGTGTGTTTGAAGAACAAGAATTGTATGAGATTGAGTTGGAATTAAATGACCATTACAAACCGATACAAGATGTGTCAAAAATGTCTGAACATATTAAGAAAACCATTAAATATATTTTATCCGGAAAAGACGATACGTCTTTTCCTATTTCTGAAAAAATAAAAAATGATGTTTTGAATGAGTATAAATCATTGTTTACCCAATCCAAATATATTCCTTTTATTGGTCCAAGTTCTTATACATTACAGAGACAAAACTTAAACGAAGATTTTTATCCGTGTGTTAAAAAGGAGTTTTGTATAACCGACAAAGCCGATGGTTTAAGAAAGTTATTGTATATTTCAAAAGAAGGTAAATTATATTTTATTACCAATACAAATCCAATCAACGTTCAATATACTGGTCGTGAATTAACACAAGATTCTTTGAAAGAAACATTAATAGATGGAGAATACATACGATATGATAAAAAACACGAAAGAGTAGATTTGTTTGCTGGTTTCGATATTTACTTTTATAAAAATGGAGACAAAGTGTCCGATGTAAGGAAACAAGGTTTTCAAGACACGAGATACCCTTTGTTGAAAAAAATAATACAACAAATCAACCAAGAATCGCCCAATGTTCGTTTTTACAATAGTATATCTTTTATTCACAAAGAATTTTATTTTGTAGACGAAAAGAATGATTTATCTTTACAATGTGGATTATTGTTGGACACCATTGAATCCGAAAGTTATAAATATAATACGGACGGTATCATTTTTTCGTCGTCTGTTTTGGGAGTTGGGATGGAAACCCCTCAAGACAACGTTAAAAATAAAAAATATGTGTGGAAACATAGTTTTAAATGGAAACCACCAGAATTCAATACCATCGACTTTTTAGTAAGATTTCCGACCAATGAAAAAGGCGAACTATTGAGTGAAATGATATATCACGAAAAAAAAACATACAAATATCAAATTATTTATTTATATGTAGGTAATTATGGTACAGATGAAATCATCAATCCACAAGAAGCTTTATTGAATGGTGTAAAACAATCTAAAACACCCACAAGCGATACGACATTATTTATTCCAAATAACCCATACGATAAAGACGCTTACAAATCCTACATTTTATTAGAAGAAAATGGTAATATTTATACGGAAGAAGGAACCGAAAAAAATACACGTGATATTATTTATAACAATAATGTGGTAGAATTCAAATATGTCATGAATGATGATAAGCGTTTGTGTTGGGTCCCATTAAGAATTCGTTTTGATAAAGAAAAAGGCAACAATATACACACCGCAAATAGTAATTGGAATAGTATTCATAATCCGGTCACACGTGAAATGCTCATTGACCCAAATGCAAAAGTGGAATATAATAATGTAGATGAAGATGTTTATTATAACAAAGAGGGTTTAAATCGAAATAAAACAAAAAATATGCGGAGTTTTCACAACAAACACGTTAAAACGCAATTGTATAAAAATTATTGTAATGAAGGATGTACGATTATAGATTACGCGGTTGGAAAAGCAGGTGATTTGTATAAATGGGCTGAATTAAAATCGCCTTTCGTTTTGGGTATAGACATTTCAAAAGATAATATTCATAATAGTAAAGACGGAGCATGTATTCGTTATTTACAATTCAACAAAATGTCTAAAATAAAACAAAATTATGTATTCATAGAAGGTAACACTTCGAAACGATTGTTAAACAATGAATTTGCCGAAAATAATAAAGTGAGTTCGGAAGTAATGGATCATGTATTGGGCATTAAACGTAGTTCCTTTTCAAATTTACCTAAATTCGGAATTTCAACCAAAGGGTTTCAGTTGGGTTCTATACAATTCGCTTTACACTATATGTTCGAAAATGAATTGACTATAAATTCGTTTATTTACAATTGTTGTAAGACCATACAATTAAACGGGCATCTAATTGGTACGTGTTATGACGGCCAACTCGTATATGAAAAATTAAAAGACAAAAAAGACAATGAGATTGTAGAGTTATATGTAGACACGACCAAAATATGGCACATTCGAAAAAAATACGATGATAATATAAATCTTCAACAAAACCCACTTGGCAATAAAATCGGCGTATTTCAAGATTCTATCAATACAGAAAAAGATGAATATTTAGTTTATTTTGGATATTTGATACCATTGATGAGCGAATATGGGTTTAAATTAGTGAAAAATGAATCGTTCGAAGAATATTTCAAGAAAGAACCTAAACTAAAAATGAGCAACCAAGAAAAAGAAATATCTTTTTTGAACAAAGCGTTTGTATTTAAGAAAGAATTTGATGTAGATTGTGAATTGGTGTTTCAAAAAAATATGTCTAAACAAACCCAAGTAAAAGATGCGACTTTGTTTGAAATAGAAAAACCAATAAAATTGGGAAAACAACAAATTATGTTAAACCAATTATAAATGTATATAAAACCAAAATCATAGTTTTATTATGACAAGTTATTCTATTTCCGATATTATTTATGTAATAGAGACAAATAATATAGAGTTAAATTATGAAAAACCACTAAACTATATAAATACGACTTTGCGCGAATATAGTCATTCGATAAAAAAAGAAATAGACAATCAAACCAATTTATGGGATAAATACAAAAAATTTTTTAATCCATATGAGTTTATAAATACTTCTTTTGACTCGCATACACCTCCTGTGTGTAGTTATAAACCGTTGTCTCGCTCTTATTTTAAAATGGTAGAAATATTACACCATTATTCGTTTCATTTTCCTAACGAAATGGTCAGTTTTCATTTGGCAGAAGGTCCGGGTGGGTTTATTGAAGCACTTTCCAATTACAGAAAAAATGAAAAAGATATTTATTTTGGGATGACGTTGATGGATAACAAAGAGGATGTTCCTAAATGGAAAAATAATGACATATATTTGAACTTACATAAAAATATTATATTAGAATACGGACAAGATAAAACTGGAAATTTATATTCCAAGAAAAATTTACAATATATATATTCTAATTACAAACATAGTGTAGATTTTGTAACCGGTGACGGTGGTATAGATTATAGCAATGATTTCAATAAACAAGAAGAAAGTTCACTTAATTTAATATTTGCCCAAATTCTTTACGCAATGTGTATTCAAAAAAAAGGTGGTTCATTTGTGTTAAAATTGTTTGATACATTTACTTCTTTATCGGTGGAATTATTATTTTTATTGAATTATTTATACGAAGATATTTATATTATTAAACCATTGACTAGTCGCCCTGCCAATTCAGAAAAATATATTGTATGTATTCATTTTCGTATGGTTAAAAATATAGATGAAATTATAGAAAAAATGATACGTCAATATGATGTAAGCAATCGTAATATAACCAGTATAATGAATTTAAACATTCCTTTGCTATTTATAGACAAAGTTAAAGATATCAATTCGATTACAGGTCAATCTCAAGTGGAACATATACAAAATATTTTATCTTATATGCTTGACCAAAACAGAAAAAATACTCTTGAACATATCAAAAGAACCCATTTAATAAAGTGTATTAAAATTTGCAAAAAATATAATTTGCCAATAGATGAATCATTATTAACATGAGATACATTTATTTTCTTTACTTTTTAGGAAATATGGTGCGTTTCCGTGATGTAATCCAAAGTTGGCGCCACTTAAAAGGTATGGTTCTCTAAAGCTATTTGTATTTTTAGTGATGGTATCGTTTCTTTGTTTCATTGTATTCAATGACGCAGATACTCCGCCTTGTGTTTTAAAAGAATTATTACTTGGTTTGTAGACCACGCATCCTGACCCATCTGTTGTAAATGTATACGTATTTTCTTTTAGGTTTTCTCCTAAAATAGAATTTTGAATATAGGTTTTTTGCCTCGATTGTAAATAATGTTTAGTTGAATTATAATATTTTTTATTTAAATTAGTAGTGGAAGTTCTTTTAATGCGATTGGTCCCACCAATACAAGAATTGTTTACTTTTATGCCATCACAAACGGGCCCTTTAAATACTTCGGTTTTAAGATTACACAAAGAACCATCGTATTGTTTCCGCCAATGTTGTATAGGTCGTGGCTTACCATATACATATAGGTCGGGTTGTACAGGCGCGCTATTTTTCGTAGTGACCTGATATGTATATACCAGAGACATATATTTAAAAAAGAAAATATATATATATGATTCTGAAAATAATATTATTAAGTATACTTATATATTTATGTTTTAAACACAATGAACCAATGAAGTGTAATGACCTAACATTAAAAGAGCCACCATTGGCTAGTATTTATGACGTAAAAGAAAATAAAAATTTAGTATTTGAAAAAGAAAAAGCACAATATAATAAAGAATTAAAGCAATATTTTAAAGATATAAATAAATATTGTTTGGATAAATAATATACGCTACTATAATGAACCAAGGTGATATTTATTTATACGATGAACAAGAAAATCGTTTGAAAGACGAACAAAACAAAGATATAAAAGCAAACTTATTATTTCCTAATTTAGAGACAAAAAGTAAACAACAATGGATGAATATGTTTAGTGATATAAGTTATTGCGACAACTTGGATGAAATGGAGTATAATGAATTGTATGTTTTAAAAGACGACCAAAAGCTGTATAATACATACGAAGGATTTTCTAGAATAGAAATGGATTATATTGAAAAATTATATTTGCTTATATTTTCAATATTTATGATTTCACTAATTGTATTTAAGAAAAATGATTTATAATAGTTTTTGAGTTTCTTCTTGTAAATATATATCTATTATTTCTATAATTTTCAAATCACGTATGACGGCTTTTACATAATTATTATTGATGATGTCTTTCGTTTCTAATATTTTATCAAATAATAAAATTAAATCGGGGTCGTAACTTATCTCTTCCTTCAATTCATTTGGTTTAAATGATTTATGTTTGTTATCGTCTATCATTTTTCGTTTTATACCACAATTCGCTTCATTCGTTTCATTCCCTTTACCTAAATGAACATCACCACAATCTACAAAATTTTTTAAGGTAGACCATTCTGAAAAATAAATTAGTTTCTTAGGCGATGGTTTGCTTTTAATATAATTTTGTTTGTTTGCGTCTTTAAAATCAACATAAAATAAAATATCTTTTAATTTTTTTATTTTTTCTTTTTCTGTTTCTTTTAATAAATTTACTATATAACTTAAAGCATATTTTTCATTTTCAAACTCGTAATTTATAATTGATTCTAAACCCATGTCTGATTTTAATCGTTCTATATCTTTTTCATTTATTTTTGGCGGGTATGGATGTATTGTAATTTGGCGAAATCTGTCCATTAATTTTTCATCGATTGTGGTTTCAGATGGGCCTATTTTACGAACACATCTTTTATCTGATAATAAATCGGTACATATGTTTGGAGGAAGCAAATTATTTAAAGATGTTTCTTTTATATTTTTGAATACGTTTCTTACATATAAACTTTGAATTAAAAATATATTGTCTATGATATGAAGTGAAAACACAAATTCGTCAAATATGCTTTTTATTACAGAAAAAAAATTAAAACAACTTAATTTATCATATAAACGGTCCATTAATTCAATAGATTCCATACTTGGTATTTCTTTTGGAATTTTTAACATACTTGGTATTTCTTTCGGCGTTTCCATACTTGGTTCATTTTGTTGAATAGGGGTTTTAAAACCAATGTTCATTTATATATAAATTTATTTTCTAACACGATTTAATGCTGTATATATAGTATTATTATCGCCGCCACCAAAGGTCGTATCGTTGTAGTTCAAATTTACACCTTCTAAATGTTTGAATCTTGTGTAAGTAGAAGATTCAGAGACATATTTTTGATTTCCGCTTTCAAGGGGTACTTCTAATGGCGTAAATCCTAATGTATTCACATTACAAGAATTTTGTCCTACACTACCCCCTAATTTTGTTCGGTTGACGTGTGTTCCGTTGACTTGATTGACACCTCCACATGATTGATTTTGTCTCGACAAACCATCTCCGAGATGGAATGCTGTTCGGAATGGTCCTGATGTGGATTTTCCGACCAAAGTACCGTCGTTTGTTTTTACTTGGTTGGTTCTAAATGCTTTTCTTAATAATCTTCGTTTCATAGCAACTTCAGAACCAACCAAAGTGCTTTGAAATCCTACTTCCGTTCTTTTTCCATGTATGGTTCCTCCTAAATAACTCATTATATATATACATAATATTTATCTTATGTCATAATTCTCGGAACAATATTCATTGTAATTAATTCTTGAAATAATAATTTACAACTATAAGGAATTTTAACATTGGAAAAGTCCGTTCTATTTTCACATACATTACATAAATGAATATGTTCTTTATCATTATAAACCGCAATCATACCGCATTTTTTACAGACATTAACCGCATATTTGTCTGATACATCATAAATACGTTCTTTTGTAAATTTAGAGGCTCCGTGCGAAATCATACAATCCCGCTCCATTTCACCAAATCTTAAACCACCATCACGACTCCTTCCTTCTGCAGGCTGACGTGTAAGATTTACCATTGGACCAATACAACGACTATGTTGTTTATCATTTACCATATGCTTTAATCTTTGATAATAAACAGGACCTATGAATATAGATGTTTCGATTTGTTCGCCTGTTTTTCCATCGTACAACAATTCATTACCACGTGATTCGTAATCATGTTTTTTTAATTCCTTAAAGACTTCTTCCATATCCATTTCACCAAAACTGGTACCATCGCCAAATAATCCTAATTTTAAAAGCAATTTACCAATTAAGGTTTCTTTTAATTGAGCGATCGTCATTCTAGATGGGATCGCATGTGGATTGATAATAATATCCGGACGAAGTCCATCTTTTGTATAAGGCATATCTTCTTCGTTAATAATATTACCAATGGTACCTTTTTGTCCGTGTCTACTGCTAAACTTATCTCCAATATTGGGTTTTCTCGTAGAACGGACCCTTACTTTACAAAACGTATGCCCGTCGCCGTTTCGGTCAATATAGTTTTTGTCTACATAACATTCTTCTGTCGTTCTATATGATTTACTTTGATCTTCGTATTTGATTAATTTTGTATTATCGTTTTTATTTTCTTTTATGACAACTACTTTAGATATAATAATGTCTTTGTCTTCAATCAATTCATTTTCATCAATTACTCCTTGTTTGTTGATTTTATCGTAATTACCAAATTTCATATTTCGTGTAATATTTGGGTTTGGTTTAACACGAAGTTCTTCTTCGCCATTTATTTTTTTATCTTCGTCTTTTTCAGTATGGTAAATTGTCGCGTGAAATAATCCACGGTCTAAACTACCACGATTAAACAATAAACTATCTTCTTGATTGTATCCACCATGTGTCATAATCGCGACTATCACTTGATTACCACATGGTAGTTGATTTAATTTCATCATATTCATAACGCGCGTTTCTACCAAAGGGCGCATTGTATAATTTAATATGTAAGCTGTTTTATCCATTCTTTTGTTAAAATTCGATACATAAATACCAATGGCTTGTTTACCCATGGCACATTGATATGTATTTCTAGGCGATTGGTTATGTTGAGGAAACGGAATACATGACGCCAATACTCCAAATATAGTACTTGGATGAATTTCACAATGAGTATAATTATATTCTTCTTTGAACTGGTTTGGTTTCATACAAATCATAGAATTATTTTGTTCTGCCGAATCAATATATTCAATAATAGATTCATCTATATTTAAGGGTAAAAGCAAGTCTCTCCACGACAATTCATCTTCTTTTAGGCGTTGAATCGTATTGTTTGTCAGTAATATTTTATTATTTTTAACTTTAAACAAAGGACGCACTAAACGGCCGCAATCATTACATACATAGATTTCTTTATTTTGATAATTAAACACAATAGAACAATAAATGTGTATCATTCCATTATGTTTTTTTTGTTTTAAATCTTTAAATAGTGTAATAGGATTGTGTGTAATACCTATCCATCGCCCATTTACAAATACTTTTACTTTATCGTAAAAATCTTCGGTTTCATAATGGTCTAATGGATATAAATAAGGTTTGATAAATTCATATATGGGTGTACTGTCTGAATACGTAGACACGTTGGTCATATAACTAATGTTTTTAACGACCCCGACGGATTGACCTTCGGGTGTTTCAGCTGGACATAAAAATCCCCACGTAGACCCGTGTAATTTGCGTGGTTCTACGAGTTTACCACTTTTATCGATCGGGGTATTTACCCTACGTAAATGACTTAATGTAGAAAGATAGGTTAGACGGTTTAACACTTGGGCTACCCCAACTTTGTTTGTATTCATACTTTTTATACCAAAATCACCGGTGGATAACGCGCGCTTTAATCCGTTTTCAATGGTGGTTGATTTCACAATTTTATAAATATTGGTTAAAGTAATGATGTTAAAATAATCTTCGCTTGATTTCCAAGAACCATTGTTGATTTCGCGAATGACTTGTTTTTGTATATCTTTTACTACTTTATTGAAATAATTACGAAACAAGTTATTCAACAAGGTCCCTGTTAATTCTACCCTTTTATTTTCATACGAATCGCGGTCTGTTTGTTTTTCGATACCACTATACGCAAGAATTATTTTCTTTGTCATAAATCCTAATAAATAAATCTTCTCTTCTTTTGTTTTACAATGCGGAAACAAGTCATTAGACAAAACATCTTTCGCAAATTCGGTCTTTTTCCTATGTCCTTCGTCTTTATCCATATTGATGGGGGTATAAATCACGTTCGAAATAATATATTGTAAAGCATCTTCGTAATTGTTATATTCAGCGCCTTCGTAAATGGATGCTTTCAAGTATTCTAATAATTTACTTTCTTTATTACTATTCAAAAGAATAATATTACATATTTTTTTATCACTTTCAATCCCTAGAGCACGAAACAACACGAACAAAGGTATCGGTTTTTTTAGTCGTGGTAATTGAACTAAAATATCGTGCCCATATGCGGATAATTTAGAATTAAGCATCATATAAATTTGTTTAGGAGATATACATTTCCAGTCAGGTACAGAACGAAACTCCGCTGTCCAGAGCCATTTATTTGATTGTTTTTGTTTGAAACAAAATACTTTATTGTCTGCGGTTTTCTCTTGTCCTAAACAAGTTTTTTCTGAACCATTTATGATAAAATAACCTCCTGGGTCCATTTTACATTCATCTATGTTGTCGGGGTGAATATGTGGATATTGTTTTAATACACATATACAAGAATTAAGCATAATAGGAATTTTACCAAATTGAATTTTAGACAAATGAATGTGCTTAAATTCTTCGTTTTCTAAATTTGCGCCTTTTCGAATGGTATATTTAATATTCATATCAAGTGTGAAATTAGATGAATAAGTAAAACTTCTAAGACGTGCGTCGCTTGGAAACATTAATTTAGACGATCCATTGTTTTCGTGAATTTCTGGACGATAAATCGATAAATTCACGAAATTAATCTCTACTTCTAAACGATATTTTTTATATTCAGGCAAATAATCGTGTGGCGATTTAATGATCAACGGATTGAACATTTCTATCGTTTTAATCAATTGGTTTTGAACAAAATCATTATATGAATCTACTTGGTGTTTTACTAATTGTTGTAAATGTGTATTTTTGAAATACGACTCAATTACGCTCCAGCTGTCTGTTTCATTATAATGCTCCATAGTTAGTATACTTAAACTTTAGTATTTAATTCAATTTTGAAGAGTATAAATAATCATATTTTTATAATTCATTTTTTATATGAGTATTCGTAGTATTGTTGTCAAACCGAGTGATTTAAATGTAAAAAAAACAAATAAAGTGAAAGATGAAAAAATAAATATAAATACGTCAACCATACGAAAAATGTTACTTGAAAAACTGAAACAACATAAGAAAACCCAAAAAAATATTTGTTTGAATAAAGAGAGTTTTGAAGATATAAACGAACCTGTTTATGGTAATTTAAAATCAGGTAATAAACCAACGTACCGTGAATGGAAAAAAAATAATACATTAAAAGTATTTCCCAATAAACAAAAAGAACCAGAATGTAATATTGAAGTGATGCCAATAAATATAGAACCCAAAACGGAGATTTTACCGACACCCCAATGTTTAATAGAGTCACAGTCACCACCGCCTAAAACCATTTCATCCATCGAAAAAACGTTTAAACTAGGAAAAAATAAAAAAAACAAAACAATTAGTATTTTTATTAAAGGTAATCAAACAAGAAAACAAATGAATGACAAAAAAAACGAATATAAAAAAGCAAAATTAAATACTATAAAAAATATTTTAAAAACTAAAAATCTTATTAAATTTGGAACAACGGCACCAAGCGGTCTGCTAAAAGAAATATATGAATCTTCTAATTTATGCGGTGAAATTTATAATAAAAACGCAAATACATTAATACATAATTTTAATATAAATAATGATAATATAATTGGATAATGGAACCCTTTTCGGAAATCAAGATTCATAAAATGGAAAATTGTTATAAATTATCATGTGTTATTCATAAAACACCTTTAACCCATTTTAAATGGCTTGGTTTTATAGACGAAATTAGTCAAACGATTGTTCAAATGGGTAATGACCCAAATATTAACAAGTACTATATGTTTTTTGATTTAACCAATTTAAACCCTATCATGAATAATAGCTATTATAGCGATATATTCAATGTGTTTTACGATAATTACAATTTATTCATAGATAAATTATTGGGTACATTTATTTATATGGATAATCAGGCGGTAAAATTGTTAATGAATGTATTTCTTAAATTATATACCCCTGTAAGACCATTGTTTTTCTTAAACCATCCTGAAATAGACCAAAATATAGTAAAAGACCTATTAAATGGGATCAAGAATAAGGATGAATTTAAGGTTTAACTTTCTTACGAGTTTTAGGATAATATTTTAGAAACCATTTTCTATATTCTAGACTTTTCTTATTTTTTTTATATTTTGTATATTTTTCGTCTCTTTCTTTTCGTATATCTTCTATCATTGTTTGTTTTCCAACGCAAGGTATATAAAATCGTCTTAAAATATTTGTTTTATTATCACTGTGTATATTTTCTAGCAAATAACAATACGATAAAACGTTATCATTATTAATACTGCTTTCATTTAAAAATTCAATGGCGTAATATATACTTAAAATGGTGTCAATTGTGGCTATACAAAAGTTTACCCCTCCTCTTTTTATAATATTATAAGATTGACATGAATTTGTAGTAAAAATATACATGAGCGATTGACCATTTATTTCAATTTCATAAAAAGAATTTATAAATTTATATTCTTTTGTATGTGATATAACATTGTATTTTATATTTAGCTTATTCAATTCATTCAACACTTGCTTATGGTCTTCAATTAATATATAAATTTGTTTTAATTCTTTCATATCTATTTCTTTTTTGTATTTTTTTGGAAAATAATGTTTATAAAATGAAAGTCCTAAGTCTCCAAACAAAACGTATTGTTGTTGTACGCACATATTTACTATTTTTTCATAAATAAACTTATTTTCTTTATTTGATATCATGTTATTTTGAGTTAAATCTACGTCATAATAAAATGGATGATTTTCATTCAATAAAGTAAGGCGTTCATACACTTTACTCCAACGAGTAACATCTCCGTAAGGTCGTGATAATTCTTGGTATATACTCATTCTTAAATAATTCGGCGGTGAAAATAAAATATTATTTTTAAGAATAGATTTATTTTGAATAATATTGAACACTGGTTCATATAAATGAGTAATGTCCGCGACGGGGATAAAATTCACAAATACTTTATAGGTTCCAAAAAAAATCGCACTTTTAGCTTCTACATTAGGAAATCCTAAATTGGCGTAAACCGATGCCAACATTTTTGCGTGTTCCATCGCGTTTGGCGAAAATACATCATAGTCGGGTATATCCAATTGATTATTGTATATTTTTTTGGATTTAGGCAAAATAGAATTAATCGCTATACCCCCATAACAAACAAGTCCATTTTTTTTTATAAATTCTTCCAATATTTCGATTGTTTCCGTGTTTACAATTTGTCTCTTTTGTTTTTTTCTCAATTTTTTATTAACGTCTATAGCCTTTTCCAATATTTTTAAATATGACATATATATTACTCCATATTATAAACCTGTTTAAATGAAAAACTATTAAAATCATCCAAATATTTGGTCAAATGATTATCTCTTTTCTGAAAATTCATAAAAATAAAGTTAAACTTATTTCGCTTTCCTTTATCTACATAATCATAATTATTTGAATATGCCGTCTTGTTTGGATATATACTCGAAAGTTCTACACCAGATTGTAAAGATGCCTCGTTCGCATATAATGAATGATATTTAAAGCCATCTCCAAAAGTAATTAATGCCAAACGGCTTAAATCGGTCGACCCAAAAGAATCACGAAATTGTGGCGAAGCATTCAAATCTACCATAATAATAATTTTATGTTTCAATTCATTTAGTGAATATGTATTTAAATCTTTATTGATATCTATATCTCCTGGCAATAACATTTGTGCTCTGTCTGTGAATGTTTCAATAAGCGTGTTTGATATTTTATTATATAACGCTTTATTGTTACTATTAATTCTTAAATTTATACATAAGAGCTCATTATTATTTGGACTCATATTTGTATTTAAAAATGTATTTTTAATATGATTCATAGTTTCTGAAAATCCCAAATAATTATATAATTCTTTATATTCGTTTTGGTTGACTGTAGAAGCGGATATTACTGGTTCACTATTTAAAGAAAAAATTTGCATATCTAGCACGCGGGCTCCAGCACGATAACAATTTTTTAAGGCACACAAAGAAACATAATCGTTTTTCATGCCACCAACACAACAACAATTGTATGCTGATTTAAATATAATATCTTTAATAGGTATGCCTGACAAATCAGGTACACTTAATGCTGGATAGTCCATATCATCTATAATATTACACTTTTGTTGTTTAGAGCTTACATTTACATATATATATAAAATGATAAATGCTAAAAAGGTTACTGATATTACATATATATTGTTCATATGTAATATAAATATATATTTAAATTATAAGTAATGCCTGGCGGATTATTAAATATTATAGCTTATGGAAATCAAAACATTATATTGAATGGTAATCCTACTAAAACGTTTTTTAAAAGTGTATACGCAAAATATACTAATTTTGGACTACAAAAATATCGTATTGATTTCAATGGAGAACGTACATTACATTTGAATGAAAGCTCTAAGTTTACTTTTAAAATACCTAGATATGCAGAATTAATTATGAATACTTATTTAGTAGTGACTTTACCCAATATTTGGAGTCCGTTTTATGATCACGAAGGGTCTAAAAATCCATATGAATTCAAATGGATTGAACATATTGGTTCTTTGATGATTGACCAAGTGACTATGTCGGCAGGTGGTCAAATCCTTCAGCAATTTAGTGGTGATTATATTAAAAATAGAATAGAACGTAATGAAGCATTCAATAAGAAAAGTCAATATTACAAAATGACCGGTAATGTACCAGAATTGAATGACCCAGCTTATTATAGAAATGGATATTATCCAAATACGATAACCAATGATCCAGACGAACCGCCTGAACCTTCTATATACGGTCGTAAATTATATATACCTTTACCTTTTTGGTTCTCCAATTCGAGTAAAATGGCGTTTCCATTGGTTTGTCTCCAATACAATGAATTGATTATTGATGTTACAATTAAACCTATTCGTGATTTATGTACTATAATGAATGTCACTCAAATGCCTTATGAGCGTATGCGTCCAGACTTTGGAAATGCTATTTATCAAATGCATCGGTTTTTACAAGTACCGCCTAGTGACAATATTTATACAAATGTAACAAATCAATGGGCGAGCGATGTAAATTTGATTGCGACATACGCTTTTTTGTCCGAAGAAGAAACTAAAGTATTTGCGGCAAACGAACAAACCCATTTATTCTTAGATGTAAAAGAAACCAATTATAAACATATTGTTGGAACCCGACGCCTAAAAATAGAGACAAATAACTTGGTGTCGAATTGGTTTTGGTTTTTACGAAGAACCGATGTATACGAAAGAAACGAATGGAGTAATTATACCAATTGGAAATACAAAGATAAACCCAACGTAGATTTATCTTTCCAAGAACTACCTCACGACGGAATGACCGAATCATTTGCCATTACACAATATCCAAATACAAATAATGTAAAACATATATTACAACAAGTATCCATTTTGTTAGATGGTAAATATAGAGAAAACGAATTTGGGTCAGATATTTATAGATATTTAGAAAAATATGAAAAATGTTTAGGTGACTCAGACGACGGTTTGTATAGTTATAGTTTTGCTTTGAATACAAGTCCCTACGAAATACAGCCATCTGGTGCTATGAATTTAGGCAAGTTTAAAGACGTTGTCATGGATATTTTAACCTTAACCCCGGATTTTGACGAAACACAACAAGTCAATACAATATGCGACGACGAAGGTAATGTAATAGGTAATATTGACGTCGACCCCACTAAAATATATAAATATTCATACGATTTAACCTTGTTTGAAGAAAGATATAATGTGATTCGTTTTATGTCTGGAAATGTGGCATTGGTTTACTCTCGTTAATACACGGATATACATTGGATTCATATTGCGAAACATCATAAGAATTTGCGCGCGTAAACATATTTTCTTTCGCCCGCATATATACAAAAAATAGCAACAACACGAACAAAACCAACACTAAAAAATTCATATTATAATAATAATATATAATAATATGAATGATAATATGAATGATGATATAAAAAGTACGTACTCAAACTATTCAAAAAAATACACGCCAAAAAAAAATATTTATACAACTGGATTAAGCGAAAATGAAAAATATTCCATTGTTATAGCAGGTGTTTTGAAAGAATTTGTAATTTTAATAGTAATAACTGCTATTCTTATTTTATTTTTTACATTGACGAAAAGTAATGATGATACAAATGAAGTAAATGAAAAAAAACCAGACAGTCTGTTTGAATTACTAATCAAAAATTTAGTTTATCTACCTATAAAGATTTTTAACAACATAAGCACTCATTCTTTTCAAGATTTTTTTAAAAATTATCTAGTATATATATTATTTTTTGTATTTTATTTTTTGTCTTTGTTTTTGGCATATTTAAATATACAACCACCAAAAGAATCTCGTCGTAATAAAATAAAAGATTGGTGGAATTATATTTTAAAAGAATCAAAATATAGATTTTTCATTATTTTATTTGTTCCTGTAATATTCTATTCATTGTTATCTGTTTTTATAGGGTTATCTTTAATGATACAACAAAAAAAAAGTGAAATAACATCCATTTTTAATAATAAAGGATGGCTATATTTTATATTTGTTGTCTTATTTATTAGTTTGTATATTATAATTTTGTCCCGAATATTGATAAATTATTCTAGAAACGAAAATATATTTCCACCAGAAGAATTTGAATATAATATTTTTGCTAGAATTACTTTATATTCATTTCTTGCTATGTTGTTAGGTCTTTGTTTAATCTTTCTATTGTTTACAAAATGGAGTAATCCTGAATATCCAAGAATAATATCATTATTCAATGAAATTAAAAAAAATATATTTATTTTATGGTTTTTTTTATTAAATTTGTCTCTGATTACATATGTATATTATTTGTTTGATTTTAATTATGTAGCCGCTGCCATTGTAATTATGTCCGTATTTTATTATTTTATAAGATAAATATAACATAAAAAGAAATAAATATCATTATTAATGGGTAAGAAAAAAACGAAATCACTAAAAACTCGGGTGAGTTTATGTACACCCACGTTTAATAGAAGACCGTTTATCAAACAAATGGTAGATAATATTTTAAAACAAGACTATCCAAAAGAATTGATGGAATGGATTATTGTAGACGATGGAACAGACCCAATTGGCGACTTAGTAAAAGATATTTCTTTTGTGAAATATATTTATTCCGAAGAAAGGATGTCGTTAGGTAAAAAAAGGAATTTTATGCATCAACAATGTACATTTACCAATGATAATGATATGGTGATTTATATAGACGACGACGATTATTATCCACCTTGTCGAGTAAGTCATAGTGTAGAAACATTGTCCAAATCACCCGCGCTATGTGCTGGTTCAAGTGAAATTTATTTGTGGTTCAATGGAATGAATAAAATGTATAAATTCGGTCCATATGGTCCAAATCACGGAACGGCCGGAACATTCGCGTTTAAGCGAGTATTATTAAAAGATACTCAATACGAAGACCATGCTGTATTAGCAGAAGAAAAATCATTTTTAAAAAATTATACCATCCCGTTTGTTCAATTAAATCCGTTGAAAACCATTTTAGTCATTTCACACGAACAAAATACGTTCGATAAAAGGCGTTTGATTGATACAAATAGTTCTGTATGTAATGATTCATCTTTAGTACCAAGCTCTTTTATAAAAGACCCCAATACATTGCTTTTTTATACAAAAACAATCGAACAAGATTTAAAAGAATATTTACCAGGGGATGTTCAAAATAAACCAGGCGTTTTAGCTGAAATCAAACGTCGTGACGAAGAAAGACAAGCTTCTGCCAAGAGGCAGAGTCAACAAGTGATCATCACCCAAGCAGACGGAATAAAACGTCCTTTACAATTGAACGAAATCATTGAAGTATTAAAAATAAAAACCAACGAAAACAACGCTTTGAAAGAAAAAATCACATCATTGGAAGAAACATTAAAAAAAATTAAATCTTTAACCAATGAACTCTAAATATTTAATCAGACGATTGTATTCGGTAACATTTACTTGGTCTTGTTCAATATCACACAAATGTTTTTTTGATATATTAAACCTATTACAAAGGTCTATTACAAATTTTTGATTGTTATATTCATTACTATATTTTGTCAATACCTTTGTAAATCTATATTCTTCTTTTTGGTTCTTAATTGTTATTGTACTTTGTGTATACAAATAATAATTATGAAGCATTTTCAAATAATACGTCATTTCATTGTATAACCATAATTGCTTTTGAAAACTAATACGGTCATAATAATCGCCATTACAATAATTGTTTAAAAACTCCAAATAAAAATCTATATCTTTGGGCGTTAAATGATTTATAATATTTTCGTGAAACATCAAACACTGAGTTGCTTTTTCATTTTCCACCATACAATTGGCTTCTATTTTTTGTTCTATGACGTTTTTTATATTAATTTGTATATTTTTTTCGTATTTAGACGTGTCATTTTTAAAATGTATTTTATTACATAGCTTCAATAATTCCTTTACTTTTTTATCATATTGATTGATACCTATAAATATGAATTTAAATTGTTTTGTCTCTTTTTTTTTATATATTTTCATTTGCTTAATCAGTTCATTTAGTATTTTCTTTTCATTGTTATTTAAAATATCGATATCATCAATGACGACCACGTTTTGTTTGACTTGTTTATACATAAGCGTTAAAATCGACCCATGCGTGTATTTATAAATATCGTTCATAGATGAAATGTGTTGTATCGATAAATAATTCAAATCGTATTCTTGTGATTCTTTGAAATAGTTCAATACCATTTGCGTTTTTCCAATCCCAGACCTACCTAAAATATAAATATCTTTTTTGTCTAACATATATTCTTTTAATAATTCCATTTACATATATATGGACGTTTGTTTATATACATAATCCGTCATTATTTGTAATACCATCCCAATATACTTTACAATCCGTTGCCCATTTTTTTTTATCGCAATTTGTTTGTTCCGCTTTAAACAAAACCCTCTTACAAATTTCTTCACTGGAATAAGGACCTATTTCGTATTTATCATAACAATAACCTGAGTTATTTTTTTGATAAAAATCAGGACAATCGTTTATATGTGGCGGGTAGACATATGTTTTTTTACTATTCTTTAAAATGTACGCGACCGCTCCCAAAGTTGCTAACAAAATAACAATCATAGAGACAAATATTGTTTTAGTTTGTTCCATTATATTAAAATAATATAATATATTAATGTCTGGCAGAGTAAATATAGAAGGAGGTACACCATTGTTTCTACAAGATAATATTCCAATCGATGATAAAACAAGTTACTTTAACGCAACCAAATACATATTTCAACCGAGTCAATTGACCAATACATATTTCAATAAAGATAATATTGAACACGTACATCAATCCATTAAAAAAAAGGTATACGAAATGTCTCAAAAAAAATATGTAATCGATGACCAAAATATGGATGAATTAAAGGTTATTATGCGAAGTATATTTTTACAATATTCGAATTTTCAATTTCAAGATATACAAGGACAAGTGTCTGAACTAAACGATCGCGCAGTGGATTATGCGTCTCAACAAATATTGGGAGAAATTAGTGGTTATTTAAATTACAAACGAGACGCGTCTAGTATTCATACATTAATGGAACGTCCTACTTATTTGAGTAATGATAATACACTTGAATTAAAGCATTTCTTTTAATTCGGACAATTCTTTTTTCCAAAGGTCTACGTTCGATGTTTTGTTTAATTCATCCAAAAGGTCTTTCTTCTTTTTAAATTGTTCATTTAATGTGTCTACGTTTTCTTTACACACACTATCCATAGGCATTTTAATCAAATAATGATAACTATCATTTAAAGTATCGTATTTTTTCTGTTGTAATAGTTCAACCATTTGACTATTACTCTTTTTACGTAAATCCAACGTATCGTTCAATAACTCATTGATGTATTTACATTTATTACTTAAAATATTCATTTCTTCGCTTAGCATTTTAACCAAATATAATTTCCTCTTTTCATAATAGCCCAATCTTACTTGGATAAAGTCATCACAAATTTCGTGTACTTCATTATAATGAACTAACTTATCAAAAGGGTCAAACAAATTCATATTGTTAATCGACAACGTGGTTGTCAACTTAAATGTTTTTAAGATAGCCTCTTCGTCCATATTTTCTTTTAGAGTTAATTTGAAATAAATGACCGAGTCCGTCGATTGGTCGCTATAATCTTTTAGTTTATTATCGACAATACATTTTTCCAAATGCGTAATATAATCTTCGTTCCAAACGCCGATTGGAAGTTCGGTAATAATAATGGTCTTATTTTGTATGCTATATTTTCCTTTTGTAATAAAACGACGGCTGTCTTCTTTTTCTATTGTCCCAGTAAAGTGTTTATAATATGGAATAAAATCGCGAATATGATTCGGGTCTTCCATTTTTTTTAAAATATAGTCAATCAGTTCTTTTGGATTAAAACACGGAATGTCTGTGCTAAAACCTGTACCAATCCCTTTTGTTCCATTTACTAAAATCATAGGTAAAATAGGTGCGTAAAATACGGGTTCTACCGGAGTTCCATCGTCGTTCAAATAATTTAAAATAACATCATCTTCTTTTTTAAAGATCATTCTGGTGATTTTATTTAATTGGGTAAAAATGTACCTCTCTGACGCACTATCTTTACCACCTTGTAGACGAGTACCAAACTGTCCATTTGGCATTAAAACATTGATATTGTTAGACCCCACAAAAGTTTGAGCCATATTTACAATCGCACCATTGAGACTACTTTCTCCGTGATGATATCCTGAATGTTCAGATACATATCCACTGAATTGCGCTACTTTAATTTCACTGACCAAGTTTTTCTTGAACGCACTATATAAAATTTTACGTTGTGATACTTTTAAACCATCCATTAAATTTGGTATAGACCGGTCGCAATCGTATTTTGAAAAGTGTATCATTTCTTTGTCTACAAAATCGCATACACTAATTTGTAATTGGTTGGTATCTAACACGCCATCGCGATTGTAAGTCGACAACCATTCTTTTCGATGTTCTGATTTTTTTTTGTTGAATACCATATCTATTTTTTCTGTATCTTGTTCTCCCAATAAAATATCCATTGTTTTTTTGTCTTTGAAATATTCTTTGAATTCTTTGCTGGTACTAGTACCCAATCCTTTGTAATATTTAATCGCCCATCCTTTGCCTTCGTTATTTTCTTTTTTCCATAATTCATATTCTTGTTCGTTGTAAAATTGTTTTTTATGGGTTCCTTTGGATGCTTTTAAAATGGGTGTATTCATAAACCCTAGAAACCCGCTAATATCCAATAAAGACGACCACAAACATTCGAATAAATTAATACACAACCCTTTGATATGACTACCATCTAAATCTTGGTCGGTCATAAACAGAATTTTGTTGTATCTTAATTCATCTGTATTTTTATATTTTTTATTGGATTCAAGCCCCATAATCTTTTTTATTTCTATGATTTCTTTATTTTCATTGATTTTTTTAGTAGCTTCACCGCGGACATTCAACAACTTCCCTTTCATTGGATACACACCATATATGTTTCTATCATTCGGACTTAATCCAGACAAAATACCCGCTTTTGCCGAATCCCCTTCACATAAAATCAATGTACACAATTTGGAGTCTTTGGTTCCGGCATAATTGGCGTCTACTAATTTAGGTATTCCGCGAATATTTTTTTGTTTATTACCATCGGTTTTTTTGGAATTATTTTTTTCTTTGATTTTGCTCAATTCGCACGATTGTTCCATAATCCCGAGTTTTGCCAATTTTTCTATAAATTTATCACTTACTACACACGACGAACCAAACTTAGAAGGTGGTGTGTTTAAATAATCTTTGGTTTGACTATCGAACGATGGATTTACGATCGTACAATTCAAAAATATATACATTTGTTCTTTTAAAATAGAAGGTTTGATTTCTATTTTTTTCTTTTTTTCAATATACGCAATTAATTTCTTAATGATTTGTTGAGTTATATAATCAACGTGTTTACCGCCTTTTCCTGTAAAAATACCATTTACAAAAGACACTTGTTTGAATTCTTCGCTTAAACATACACTATAACTCCAACGCTCATTGGGTGCTTCACTTATTTTATCTTGGTCATTGTATAATTCAATATAATGATTAAATGTCTTTACATCTAAAACATTACTATTTAATTTGACTTTTACGTCTTTTGTTGTAATACCGGCAATGTCATATACACGACGATGAAACAAAGAAATCATATCTTGGGATAATCCATTTAAACCAAGACGTTTGTAATCGGGTTTAAACTTTACAATCGTATAAGGTTGTTTAGAACATTTTGTAATAGTGGGTGGATGAATAATATCCAAATTTTGTTCGAATGTTTGTGTATATTTTAATTTTCTCACGTGATCAACGGTTTCAATCATTCCATATGTCGACCAAATCAGTACCAATTTAAATCCGAAACCATTTTTACCGCCAGTAATTTTTTCTTCGTCTTTGTTGTAATTCGTTGATGTACGCAAATGACCAAATACTAATTCTGGGATCCATACATCGTAAGTAGGGTGTTTTTCAACATCGATACCATTGCCATTGTTCGTCATAGTAATCATATCATCACTGATTTCTATATTTATCATATTGACCAAATTTACAGCGGGATTGGTTTCTTTTTGTTGAATCATACGCACCACGTGGTCTCGACAATTGACGATCCCTTCATCAAATAACTTGAATAACCCCGGGTTATAATCCATATGTTTAGATGTAATTTTACCTTCTTCAAACACATACATTGGACCATTGATATTTTCAATCGAACCAATATACGTATCTGGATTATCCAAAATATGTTCTTTGTCCGTTTTCTTTTGGTATTGAGTTGCGAGAGCCATTATTTATAGTTTATGTTATAAACCTAAATCAATTTTTATAAAGTATATATAATAATGGATCTTTCATTTCAACATGAAATCATAGGAAACATAAAACCATATTGGGGATTTTATAAAACTTCAGGTCAGATTATAGGATATAAAGAAGATAATGATATATTCTTTGATACTATTACAGACGCGTTTACTTATTTGTCAAATGAAGATATTTCAAGCGTTACTGGCAATCAATATAACTTTACATTAAGCAATGAGTCGCCCACTTCTTTCAATGTAGAAAATGTGCCGAATGGTCCATTGTTTGCGATATATCAAGATACGTATTACAACATAACGGAAAATAATATTTTTAGTGCTGTAAATAAATGGAGGTATGACTATTTTGACGCACTTGCTTTATATGGTCCCATAAGCGAATGGAAATTGGTAAATGTGTTGAATATGAATGGATTGTTTGAAGATTATAGTGATTTCAACGAAGACATTGGTCAATGGAATACAAGCACGGTAACTAATATGGAATCTATGTTCAAAGGTGCGTCAACATTCAATCAAGATATTGGTCAATGGAATACAAGCATGGTCACTTCGATGGAGTCTATGTTTCAAGATGCGCCAATGTTCAATCAAGACATAAGTGGTTGGGTTGTATCTATGGTAAATTCGATGGAGTCTATGTTTCAAAACGCGTCATCATTCAATCAAATGATTGGCGAATGGAACACATTGCGTGTTACATCTATGGATTCAATGTTCAATGGCGCGTCGTCATTCAATCAGTCACTTTACAATTGGAACGACATCGTGTTTATTGAATTAGAAAATGGAGACATATCTTATAACTCTACTATTAAAGATACACAAAATATGTTGAACAATACCACATCATTACAATACCCAATATTGACGGGGTCTGTGAATCAAGCCAATATTTATTACGCGGTTGACCAATTTAAAAACAAAATAAACAAATATAAGAAGTTTGATACTTTGGTATTAAGACGAGACCCCAACGCAGATTATAATAATTTTAATGTTTATGAAATCCAAGTTTGGGTAAATGATACAAATATAATGTATCAAAATGCTGATATTCTTTCAAGTTATTTTGCGGAATGGGAAGTGGATAAGAACGCAGAAATAGAGGAATACAATGATAATTTTGCTTCCAAAGTATATAACAATATTATTGATAATAATGACGGACCAGGAGCGGTTGGTGGCGGAACTTCTTTGATAATCAATGATATACCACTTACTTTTGTGAATGATATACAGGCAATCGTTTTATACAATAGAAATAATTTTGATTATAAAGCAATAGGCCTTTTATTTGAACTTTACAATAGTAAAGAAGACCCTGATTACCTCAAACCATTCGCAGGAACTACGCCTATTAGCGTTGAAAATAATTTTTATAGGTTTGACTTTCCTTCTTTCAATACTTATACACTTGGAACTTCTACAAGTAGTAGCACAACACAAATAACAAGTAATGCTTTAATAGAAGACGCAGTTATAACTTCTTTTTACAATTATGAATATTATTTCCGACCTATGACGCAATGGGATACACGATTGGTGACAAATATTAGTGAATTATTCCAAGATTTTACAACATTCAATGAAGACATCCGTAATTGGAATGTAGACAACGTTACCAATATGTATGCGTTGTTTCAACGCACAAGTGCATTTAATCAATACATCGCTTTGTGGAATACATCGAAAGTAGAAAATATGGCATTTATGTTTGATGGGGCGTCTAATTTTCAACAAGACATCAGTGGATGGGATGTATCTATGGTCACCTCGATGGAGTCTATGTTTCAAGATAGTTCATTTAATTATCCTCTTAGCAAATGGAATACACAAAATGTAAATAATATGGCGTCTATGTTTCATAATACACCTTTTAATAGTTCTTTTAAAACACTTTTTAATATAATTGTCATTCGTAGTGAAACAAAAACAGAACACATAAATTTAAGAGAATTACAAATATGGGTAAATGGTGTCAATATTTTACCAGATAATACAAATCGCCCCTCCATAACTTCTGGAGCCGTTGGAAATGTAATTGAATTTTTAGATTGGGATAATAAGCAAGTAGTAGGTTCCTTTGAAAAAGATTCTCAACCAGCAAGTAATATCGCAAATAATATAATAGGGGTAAGTTCTGATACACATACATCTAGTTCAACTAGAAATAATGCTTTATATATTCCAATTACACAAGATTTTTTTATAGACGACATACAAACGCTTGTTTTATATAATAGACAAATTAGTATGGACAGAATAAATGGGTTTCAAATAGAATTTTATTATGATACATGGATAGATCCATTGTTAGTTATACCAATACAAACCGCAGAAATGGTTTACAGGTTTGACTTCCCGCTTATAAACACGTATTATGATTTTGTAAATGATGACAGCATTACCCAAATTAAAAATGTATCATCTCCTTATATTGTAGATACAAAATTATGGAATGTGTCTAATGTAACCACGATGGAGTCTATGTTTCAAGACGCATTGGTATTCAACCAACCTATAGATGTATGGAATACTTACAATGTGGAAAATATGGCATTTATCTTCAAAAATGCGTCAGTCTTTCAACAAGACATCAGTATATGGGATGTATCTATGGTCACCTCGATGGAGTCTATGTTTCAAAACGCATTGGTATTCAATCAACCTATTGGTAAATGGATTACGTCCAAAGTAACTTCTATGACAAATATGTTCAACCATGCGTCAGACTTTCAACAAGACATCAGTGGGTGGGATGTATCTATGGTCACCTCGATGGAGTCTATGTTTCAAAACGCGTTGGTATTCAACCACCCTATAGATGTATGGAATACTTCCAATGTGGAAAATATGGC